CGTCGGATGATGTAGCCGTCCTGTTCGATCCGGTCGAGCAATTTCTCAGCCTCGGCCCGGAATCTTTCTATCACTTTCTCCGTGTCAGCCAGATCCTGCCGCTCGCGGAGTGCTTTCTCGACCCCTGCGATGGTACGGCTCGATGGCGAGTTGCCGTCCTTTGGGTCGAAATAAATTGTTTTGTGTCCGAAGATGATTCGTACCTGATATACGGTTTTCTCGATGACTGTCGTCTCGAACGTCGCCTCGTATTTTGGACGAGTGGCCGAGATGACAATGAATCCGTTGCCCTTACGCATCGGGCGCAACTCGACCTCGTACACGATGCCCGGTTCGATAAGCCCCTGTAAGTCCTGAGCTAGGACGCATATCTTCTTGGGACATTCGTCTTTTTCGCTTACACCGCGCAACCGCCATGTCGCGGAACTCCGGGTAACGAACCCGATGAGCGTTTTCGTTTCTTTCGACACTTCGAATTTGAGGCGGACCGTTTCAATTTCCATGATGCTTTCACTTCTTCATCGTTCGATCTCATAATTCACCAATTTATAGAATCTGTTGTCTGTCAATTAAAGAGCTCTCACCCCGGTGCAAAGATACCTAAACGGAGACGTGAAAACAAGTTTTTTGAAGATATTTTTACTTCACAACTAATTAGTATTTATATACTTCCGTTGCGTTTCATTATATTCTCTCCTCTTCGGAGAAGTGGCTGAAATGTTCGTCAGTGTCAGAGAATTGAAACATACCCCGGCACTGGAAATACCTATAAACTCTGCCACAGTCCGAATCCGGAAAGTAAATATCCTCGTCGCGGATGTAGAGGAGTCCTTGTGCCGTCCGTCTGTCGATCGATCGGGCCGGATTTCTGATGAGCGGGTTGTCCCCGACGTACATGTTCTCCTTCTCTCGACCGTATACGAAGATGTTATGAATCCGTATGTCCGCCGGATCGAACCGCTTGGCGAAATCCGCGAAATCGTAGATGTCCAAATGGACCATGTCGGGAAATTTCCGCGGTGCCACTTCCATGAGTTTACTCAGCGAATCCCGTACTGCCGGCCGGCTGCGTATCTCCTCGAAGCGCTCCCGGGTAACGCTGTTGATGGTGGCATAACTGACGCGGAATCCGTTGTTGGTACTATCTACGACATATATCTCGGTAACCAGCTGCCGGCTTTTGATCGCCGATCGGTCGAGAGGGTCCTCTTGGGGCGAGAATACGGCCACTGCAATACCGACAAGTACGATAAGCCCCAAAAACAACCATTTACTGATAGCCAGCAGCGCTATTGTCCGATACTGCCGCTGTATTTCCTTGTCGTCGTATATCATCATATCTTTTCTTCTTGCCTGGTTCTACAAAATCTGCCAGTTCGGCGACCAGTTTCACTAGCCGGGAGAACTTGGTGACGGCAATGCTCCGTCCCCACGGCTTTCCGCGTGCAAAGATAGTGAAGTCTATCTGTGCGGCCTTAGGGCCGGGATACGAGAATCCCCCGATCGTGAGCCCTCCGATCCGGAGCAGGAAGTAGGCGTCTGTACCGAACACCTCCACTGCATCCTGTACCGAGACTTCGCGCCCGGGCAGCGCTTCTGCGAGTGCACAGGTCAGCGGTGCGATCACTTCACGGGCATAATTGGGAGTGGTTACCTTGCCGCTGCGTCCGCTGCGGACGTGTTCGTCGATTTCGCGGTAAGCGGCGTTGATTTTCGTCTGGTAGCGGCGGGCCAGCTTTCTAACATGGTTCAAGGCATACTTTTTCTTCGTGGTAGGTTCCATATTCATCGAGAGAATATTTTGGATGGATATAAAATAGTTGTTGTCATTCGAACTGAAAAGAGTCATAGACGTTTTCCAGTGCATGGGTCGATACACCGATATAGCGTTCCGAGGTCTGGAGGTCCCGGTGGTTGAAAGTTCTGTTCACAAGCATCAAACCGTACTCGGTGCACCCGTTGTCCTCGTAGATCTTCTTGCCGAGGGTTTTGCGCAGGGAGTGCGACGAGAACCGCTCTACGGGCAGCAGGTATTTCTTTTTGAAATTCCGCAGGTGGGTGTTGATGTTCTGCGTGGTGTAGGCCCGTCCGGTGCGCTTGCTCAGGAAGATGAGCTGCTCCAGCGGAGGGCGCCCCATACGGTCGTAGTATTCGAGGTACTTGCACCGCACCGAGTCGTTGATCTTGATGCGACGGTTCTTACCGGTCTTCTTTTCGTCGATGAAGTGCAGGTCCCCGGCCAGAATGTCCTGCCAGTGGATGCGTTTCACGTCGCTGACACGAAGGCCCATCGTGCAAGCGATGATACAGAACAGGGCCCAGCGGTATTTGCCGTCCTGCTCCAGATGCTCGATCAGAGCATAATAGTCGGCGCTTTCCAGCGGCTCCGACATCGTGGATACTCCTTTGGCTGCCATAGGCGTTAAGGTTTTAGACAATTTTTGTTTTTCGTAATTTTATTTTGTTTTTCAAAATATCGGTATTATCTTTGCGTTACTAATGTGAGTCACGTATGAGAATAATCGCTCGCAAGACATTGGTTATGTTTTACCGAGAACATGCCGATGCGGAGACAGCGCTCGAAGAGTGGTACAAGAAGACCGGCAATGCCCAATGGGACTGCTTTGCGGATATCAAAAAAGATTTCAACAGTGTCGATTCCGTAGGCAATCAACACTTTGTATTCAATATAAAGGGCAATGACTACCGGCTTATCGCCGTGGTAAAATTCAGGATCAAGATGATCTATATCAGGCGCATTTGTACGCATGCCGAGTACGACAAGATCGACGACTGTTCCGCATTGTAAAATCGGGAATTACTAAAACTCTGGAAAAATGACACGTATAGAAAATGAGAAACAGTACAATGCGGCTATGGCTCGCATAGAGGAACTCATGCCGCTGGTTACGGAAGAAACTCCGGAGGATGATCGAAACTCCATCGAGTTGGTTTTGCTGTCCAATTTGGTGGCAGATTACGAGGAAATTACCTATCCGGTAAAAACTCCGTCATTGATCGACGTTTTGAAATTACGCATGTATGAGCGCAACCTCACCCAAAAGGCGCTTGCCGATATTTTGGGTGTAAGTCCTTCGCGCGTAAACGAATACCTTACAGGTAAGAGCGAACCTACACTCAAGGTCGCGCGCACTATGAATGTCAAACTCGCCATAGATGCCAATATCATTCTTGGCGTTTGAAACAACGGGGAATAAAAAGGAAAGCCGTACAGAAAAATTCTGTACGGCTTTTTTACTGCGCCGCTTCGTCGATGGTCTGCTGCACGTCCTCTATGGCCGAAATGGCCTCATCCATCGTGTCGATGGCCGTCTGCATTCTGTCGCCGCGCTCGGTTTGCTGCAACCCCTCGGGCATATTATCCAGTGCTTCTTGCTCCTCGTCTTTGATCTCTTCGATTTGGGAGATCACGTCGTCCAGCGATTCTCGAACTTCTTGGAGGCGGTTTCTGCGGTCGTTATTCATCGTTTTGTATCGTTAAGGTTTTCGTCTATCGTTTTTACACAGTGGCGAATGGTCGTCACATCGATCAGGCCGCCGAATAACCCGAATACGAATCGGTCGTCGTTCTGTTCGATTACCTGCCGCAGTACGTTGGCAGCAACAGCAAAATAGAGGGCCGCCATGGGCCCTCTATCCAGTATATTTTGGATCCAGAGTCATGCGTTGTTCGTTCATAAATTTTCAATTTTAGTAGCAATTCCCGCTGAAAACTTCGGCGGAGAGTCTATACGGTTCGTCATAAATTTTGGACTTTCGCACATAAACCTATCATCATAGAACTTTTAATGTTCGTAACCGCAGACGAGGAATATCTGCGTTATTGCAAACGCAACAACTTCATCTATAACAGCCAGATAAACGCTCTTACAGATAGGACGGAAATTTGTATATTCAATATTCCTTTAGTCGAATCTAACATCGAGAAACGGTACATCGTGGAATCGGAACGGTAATTTATAGTTTGTCAGCTAAAAGGTTTCGGTCGTCAAAGATTTCGACAGAGGCTTCAACAGCGTTTATACTGTTTCTTCTATTACCGTCTTTCAGAATGAGTTATTCGGAAAAACTGTCCCTGAATGTTACAAGCCTCCAAGGTGTCGGCATTGTCTTTCCCGAAAGCAACTAAAACGCTTCCGCATCCCGGAGATCCTCCTTGACTGCCGTCCGGCATATAAAACCTGATACGTCCCCGCAAAAACAGAATTGCATCGGCTGCAGGAAAAATCACATCGTGGAATAATTTGCTGTCGCAGCGATTGAACAACAACGCGATACCATTGCCGTGCTGTGCCATTTTTTTGACGAAACGTTCGATGAGGGGATGAGAATAAGGTGGATTGAGCCATACTCGACCATGCCATTCATGCGACAACCCATCGTCAAGTTTCGAATAATTGACTTTCGCGATTTTCCAGAGAGGCTTTACCGGAGCACACGGGTCAAGATCGAATGGACCGAGACTTTCGAAAATAGAAGGTGGCGTATACCATTCATCCGAACTGTTTTTCGCTTTCTCGAAGCTGGTGTTCATTGAGCCTTCGAATTTTACTATATTCCCAGAATTGTCTGCGCTAACCGATTTTGCTTAAATCGTCAGCCATTGTTCTCGAAACAAAAGACGATTTCGGAATAATGTAAATTCGATATTCTATTCGATAGGAATGACACAATACTCTTCCCCTTTTCCTCTCAATCATTATTTGCTGATTTTATGAATATTTCCAATCGGACAAATATAGGGAATATTAGGGCGAAGCCACCTTTTTTTAGGCAAAAATATGATTCAAATACATGATATTCAATTTATTAAGTGATATATTCATGTATTGAAGATATGTACTTGATAATACTATTACATGCGCGCGTAAATATTGAACTTATTCGATTACTTTGTCCTGCGCTAACCATTGCCGGAACGACGCAATATTTTCCTCGTCAGAGGCGAGGTTCTGCCAATGCTCCCCGACGAACTCGAGAATGTCGGACAGCGAAGCATCCGTCTCCTGTTCCAGCAGGTGAATAGCCTGTTCACGCCAGAGTCCTTGTTCGACACATAGTTCCCGATAACGGTGCCATACCGTTATGAGCCAATCGATGTTGATTTCGTAAAGGTGCCCGCCGCGACGCTCGTCTGTTTGCGGGTTATAGAGCGTGCAACTTCCGTCTGCCTTGTAGTCTTCGAGCTTATACATCGTATATACCGGCATTCCGAAGCAACTTGCATCTTCTGCTTCTTCCTCCACGTACACCGTATGCGGGAGCCAGTCATCCGGCCGCTCTGTAATACGGCAGAGGTCAACGATCAATTTGTCGGTGATACTTTTGACCTGCTCTTGGGGCGACAACGTTTCCCTTTCAGCGGATGCTGTGCAGGGATGTTCTGATCCCTCGGAAAGCCTGTCGTCCGCATTCGTGCAGACGGACCGTCGTTTGTTGGCCGTAAGAACCTCCAGCGTGTGCCGTCCGCCATTTTCGTCGGGCTCGATACGGCTCTGCGTCTCGAAAAGCGTTTCCGTGTTCTCGAAGACGATGCGGTCATCGTAGACATTCGTAACACACTCCTGATTCAACTCGTTTTCATGAATGATACGGTCGGCCTCCGCTTCGGATTCGGACGTGACCGTAAAGGCGTGACGCTGCCACACCATGGTTTTCTCGTCCTGAAAATATTTGTATTTGGGCATATCGGTTTAATTTTTGTTATATAGGCAGTGTCATTCCAATGATGTTTTCGTCTCTCCACGGTTTGTTCCGCAACAACTCGCAAATACGATTGTCATAACCCAGAAAACGGGAATAATCGCTGTTGCGGTAGTAATATGTACTAATCTCGTTCTGCTTCCGGATCGCGTCCTCCAAGACTTCGTCGTCCGAGCAGCCCTTGTGCAGTCCGTCCCGCTCTATTTGGCGGACGAGGGCTGTCAGTTCAGAAAAAAGCCGTTCTATATCCTCGCAGGCGGTACAGTATGTCGGGTAGAGTTTGCGGACGGCGGGCATGAATTTGGTCGAGCCTCTGAGTCTGACCTTTCCGGATGCCTTGACTTCGTGCCGCAGTTGGCGAAAATGCGTCTGTACCTCTTGCAGGGTGACCTTCCGGCAGTTGTGAATATGGATGAACAAGGTACAATCATTCTGCACCCGAATTTCTTCCTCATCGATTTTATAGACGACGCCCTCGATCGGAGGGCGTCGCAGGTATTCTTCTCTTGTCATAGTTCAATACTCTTCGAGTGATTTTATTCCGTAATTTTCGGCCCACACGGCCACGCCGTTCCAGAGCATGTCGGCATCCACCTCAACCTTCTCGGCAATGCGGTCGATGACGCCGGCATCCTGCTCCGTCACGTCGTAGCCATGCTCGCGCATCTGCTCTACGGTCAGGGATTCGACGATGTAGTGACGTCCGCTCTCTTCGATTAGGGTGTTCAGATCGTCGAGCAGCCGGCGTTGTTCGGGTGTAATGTCCGGCATGGCAGCCTCCAGCCGGCGGAGAGTCTGCTGCATCTGAATACTGGTAAAGTTCATAATGTCTTCGATTGTGTTAAATATTGTTCGATGGATTTATAGCGATCGGGGATGCTCGCATTTTCGTTGAAACCGTTCAGACAATGAAGCAATGCCTCTTCGAGTTTGACATAGCGGCGCGTGAAAGTTTGGATGTTGTCCAGACAGAACGCCTCTACGGTATAACGGAACGGGGCGTACTGCTCCTCTCGCTCTTTACGGATTCTCACGAACCACTGGAAGCGGAGATGCACTTTGAAGCTGTCGCTCTCGCCGGGTTTCATCAGCCGCTCCTCGTCCAGAAGCCGCCGGACAAGTGCGGCGTCGAGCCACCGCTCACATCCCCGATAGGATTTGATCAGGGCCGTGTTGGCGGCAGCATACTGTTCGATATCGTCCTGCGTCAGGTTGTGCTGCTCGGGATAAAGTTTCAGTACCTCTTCCGAGGTTACGGGAATACATTCACCGTCGATCTCGATCCGGTAGGTTCGGTTCTCCATGACCGGCCGGAACTCGAAGGCCTGACATTCGACGAGGGTAAATCCCCGTTCGGGATCGGGGTCGGTCAGGATTTTGAGTTCGTCGAGGTCGCGGCATGCGGCAAGGGCTTTCGTTTGTGCGACGACGTTCTCCGGCCCTCCGATGCGGATATGTGCCTGTTCGTATCCGTCGTAATTGTCGGTACGGACGATCCGGCAAAGGACGAAATTGGGATGCGAACCGTTCCGGGCGATGTATTCCGCCCAGCGCTTGTCTATGTCGGCCTTTATTTCATCGGGATCGGTCAGGGTGACATTGCCGCACTGACTGCATTCTCCATCGAGGAAGGCTTCGTAGCCGAACTCGATAAACTCTTTGGTGTTGGGATCAACGACGGCGGCACACCTGACATGCGTGCCGCCGCAAATGCTGCATACTACCATATCGAATGAGTTTCTATTTCGTCGTATTTGAATCCGTTGTTTCGGAGAGCTTTTCACACAAGGCTTTGACCAACGCGAAACATCCGCCGAGCTTCGGAATAGTCCTGCTTTTCGTGAGCATATAACGAATATTATTCCGGGAGAGTTCATGAACGCTCCGGTGCAGGGTGCCGTGCGTGCGGAGAGGTATGAAAATCCGTTCGCGTTTGCACAGGGCGATAAAATTCTCGCAGGAGATGAATTCCCCGGCGAGGAACTTGTCTCCTGCCTGCCGCAACTGCTCGCACTGCTGTTCCTCGGCCTGTCGCCGCTGCTGCTCTTTCCGGTGCTTTCGCACCTCTGCCTCTTGCTGCAAGCGCAGCTCGCGCTCTTCCCTGTAGCGGATCAAAGGTGCCGCATCGCGGCCCAGTTCCTCATAAATCCGCACGAAGAGAAGCTGCAGATGTCGTCCTTCCTGCATGGTCTGCTCGATGTTAAGATGGAAGCTTGCAAGAAATTCGGTTCCGACAGCGACTACGTTCTTGCCGGAGAGGTACCTGCGGCTGTAGACTCCATGTTCGAAAAAGACGTTGTCTAGCTGTAGAACGATGGCGATCATATCGTCCTCTTCGCGATATTGATCCTTCTGTTGAAGGTAGATGTACACGCCCGCGCCGATTTTTTCCAGTTCAGCATAATGCCAAACGACCTGATTAGGGTTCGAGCGGCTGTAACACAAAAATTTCGTTTTCATAGAATTGATTATATAACCTTGTTATGATCGTATTTTGCCGTTTCTTTTAAGCGTTTTGGACCAACAGCCAAAAAGCGTCGAACAATTCCACGACGCATAGGTCAGAAACCGGTACCGTCCGCAGTTCGCCGTTGTCGTAGTCCAACAGGGCATAAAGTACATCTTCGTCCACTTGAAATCCATATACGCAGCAAGCGTTGTGGTCTTCGTCGCTGATGCGGACGGAGTATCCTTTGGTTTCGAAATTTTGGTCTTCGAACTGAACGACAAGTTTTCGGATGTGTTCTGTCAGTTCTTTGTCACGCAATCGATTGCGGAACTCCTGCTGTTCGAGTTGCTGACGATCTTCGTCCGAGATGGGGAATACGATCGTCAGGTAATTGGCCGGGACATCCCATGTCTTCTCTCCGTTGCCGATACGGATAATGCATTCGTTTTCCGGTTTACCCATATTGAGTTCGCCCTGCGGATCCAGTACGTCGTATTCGCCGGAGTGTTCGTTGTTCGGGTCCCACCAGACCCGCTGTCCTTTTTTGAATGTTGTCATAGTTTCAGTTTTTATTTTGTTTCGTCGGGGATCTCTTCTCCCGTATAAGGATTGTAGAGCGGCGTATTGCCTACCGCCTCGGCATCGATGGCGAAAGCTCCGAGAGCGACGTCGTAGAAAAGCTCCAGTTTCTGCGGTGTCGAAGCCACGACCTTTTCGGCCTCCTGCTGCGGTAATCCGGACAGCATGAGGCTCCGGACGCGGCGGCGGAACATCCCGGGGTTGACCGTCGGGGTCGTGAAGACCTCGATCACCTCGCATGCGTCGTCCGTAATGGCAACTCGGTCGGGATCGGCAACCGGTTTTTGTGCGATGTACTGCATGCAGAAGCGGTATAGGGAACTGTCCTCCGCCCGATTGTCCTGATGACAGGCTGCGAACTCCTCGCTCAGTGCGGATAGCTGCTTCGAATCGTCGTCGCCCTGCAGGAGCGAGCGCAAGGGGCTTTCCGGCAAGTCGTCTACCGAGGCATCGAATGTCTCGTTGCCTTGGCCGTATAGGTCAGATAACATCTCCACAAGTGCCGAGCCGATCACATGGAAGAGATTGATGTGCATCTGTTCCTTGTATGCATCCTGCGAGCAGTCGTCTTCCCGGATGAAGAAGTCGGCCATGGTTTCGTAATTGATCCAATAGATGATTTCCTTTTCGAAGACGCTGCCGCCTTTGTACAGGGCGATGCAGCCGGTATCCTGCCGTTCGTCTTCGTCGAAAACATCGGCGTCGAAACGCATGGTCAGGCCGAGCGGTTCGAGAAACGGCAGGGCCTGAGCGGTGAGCACGGCGTCGTTCCATGCGCGTAGTTCCTGAATGATCGCTTTTTTATCCATTTTCTGAAAATATTTTATTCGTTCAGTCCGCAGATTTCGGTATCGATAATCGTGATGCCGCTGCCTTCCGGTGCGGTAAACCCGTAATCCATCTCACAGATGAGATGCTGCACTTCTTCGTCGGAGATGACCTCCGCCGCCGTACTTTCCAGATCGAGACGGACGGTAATATAGACTGCTTTCGTCGCCATAGTTACAGCACATATTTGAGAAACAGCGCGATGTCGTAGAGCTGTTCGTCGCAGATCTGGAATCCAATTCTCTTGTCGCCGTCCGTGTCGATACCGTCGGCCATGATGCAGGTCTGCTCTTCGAGGTAGACGTCGGTGATATTAAGACGGATATGATCGTGCCTTCCGTGGAATGACGCGGTAACGGGATACTCTCCGTCTTCCTCTTCCGGTGTGTATGTCACGCGCCCGCCGTGCCGGCGGAGCGTTTCGACGATTTGCTCGCGGGCCTCCTGCTGCCATGCGTTTGCCCGGGACACGAGTGAGGAGATCGGATCGTCCGTGCCGTCTCTGCGGATGCCGTCCTCCGTCCCGATATCGAATTGCATCAGCGAAGCCACGCGCTCGTACTCCTCGTCGTAAAATTGGTTGTACTCGTCTTGGAATTCCTCTTTGTAATGAGTTCCGCTATCGGGATCGTCAAGGTCGTCCGGCTCGACGAATGCCTCGAAGGGCTGCTTGTATTTGTCTACCATACGGCCGACGGCCAGATCCGAAGCGATTTCCATGATCGACGAGTTGATATCGTCCTTATTTTCCGCGTAATACCTGTGTAAATCCATATTTTCTGTGCTTTATATAGTAGTTTTTATAATCCGGACTGTCGTATTCCGAGCGCAAAAGCGAGAAAGGCGAGTGTTCCCGCATAATGTTCGGGAAGTATTTCGAGATTCTTTTCGACGGTTCCGTCATGGTCGTCGATACCACCGGCTTTCAATCTCCCGTTCTCGTCGAGGCGGATGTCGGTCATATTAATGTTCCGGCATCCGCGATTTCCACGAAAGATCATCGTCACGGGATAGTCGCTGCCCCCGTACTCGTCGGTTACGGGATACGATGTGATGCGTCCGCCATGACGGGTGAGCATCCTCTCGATGAGCCGTTTCATTTGTTGCTGCAATTCTCTTCGGCACTCCTCCAGTTGCCGGTAGTCCCGGATATCCTGCTCTTCATTGTCAGGGTAATTTCTGCGCATATAGGCAGTTATGGCCGCCTCCGCCGAGCCGTAGTCGTGAACTTCCCCGCCCACGATAAGAAAGCTGCTCAACAGCTCGGGCTCCGTCGTGTCTCCGGGACGTCGCAGATATACACGGCAACAGATATCGTCCTTGTGATCGATATGCGTATTGCCGGTCGGCACATATTCTATGATGTAATTCTTGTATATCATACTTTAATCGAATATTTTTCAATGAGTTGCTTTTTTATTTTCGCATAATAGCGTTTGCGGCAACGCTTGCACGATCGCCCCGTGCAGTCTTTTTTGCCGTTGTGACACTCGCTATCGAGACATTCCCCTGCATGCACCAAGGATTCGTACTCGATGATTTTGCCGATCAGTTCCCGGATTCGCTTGTTGGCCAATTCAGCCACTTCTTGTGCTGTCGGTTTGGGCTCGGCAAGTTTCCGGCAGGGTTCCGAACAGTATTTCTGTCGGCCCTTGAGTATTTTGCCACAGACGGGACAACGGCGTTTGCCGTCCCTTTCCAGTACCTCCAGCACGCTGGCGTGAATCTGCTGCCACCATTCCGGACGATTGATTTCATAATCCTGAAGGGTTACATTGTTCGCGAATTCCCGTGCTTCGACTTCTACGGAGACGGTGTTGTCCTCTACCATGACCTTGATAACGGGGTCATCATAGGGACTTCCATCATCATCGAACCAAACGATGTAGGCGGGGTCATGGAGCTCGTCGTAGTCTCCTAAAGAAAGTTCCGTTAGACCGTTGTTGGTCAGAATGGCTACGATGGAAGCCATTATATTTTTTGGGGTGTCCATTTAATTTGGGTGATTAAGTATTTTACCATATTACCTCAGCGATCTCGCATGTATGTAAGATTGTCTGGCTCAATCATTATCCTTGTAATAGGAAATTCCTTGTCGCACGGCGGCATTTTCGAGTTCCGTCCACCATGTCTTGGACTGTCCGTCATTCTGGAAGTCGATCGGTTGGTCAACCGGGATGCGCCAGCACTCCCGTGTCGCGGCATCGGCCTCCTCGACGATGCGCTGCATCTGGGCGTCGGTCGTATCCTTCGTGCAGAACGGACTGGAAAAGCCTTCCAGTTCCTTGCGGCTGACGTGGCTGTTACCGCAGCGAAATTCGCGGGTGTAAAAATCGCTTTCGACGATCTCGAAGTCCAGTCCCTCGACGAGCAGTACCGTGGCGCCGTTATCATAGTGAAGCATGGTACGTTTACCCATGTGCTTGTCGCGGATTTCGGCCCAGTTCGGAAGGTCGTCGCGTTCAATGGTCCAGACGCCGCGATAGTCTTTGTGGAGCGCATTGTATTCTGAAAGAGTGATTTTTATCATGTGTTTGGCGTGTTGTAAGATATATAGTCCTATAAATTCCGGACTTTGCGTGTATCTATTTAGCATATCCGTGTCCGACGAGTGTTTCCTTCGAAATACAGTCTATCGGCAAAGGGGTATCGTTGATATACAAGATATCGCAGTCCGCTACCTCTGCAGGCAGCCCGAACAGAGGATATTTTGAAAAATAAGGTTCGATATCGCCGTCGTCAGCCGTAATGGGCGCAACAATCTGCACCTGCCAGTTACAGACCCAAGCGTCGACGATACCGGTCTCCTCCTCGGTCAGCCCGGATGCGTCACCGTTAATGAGGTAGCACAGGCTCCATGTGGGGATACGTTCGGTTGTCTTGTGCATCGTGTCCATTGTCGTTTCTCATCGGTAGAGTAAAGATCATACGGCCAGTCCGAGTTCGCGGGCGGCATAGGCCATATCGTCGAAATGGAGCCTGTGGCATCCGGCCTGCATGATGTCGTTCTCGAAGGAGTTTATCGTCCACGGATGGTCGGAAGCATCGCGGATCACATCATGCCGGAAAGCGGCCTTGCGCTCGTGGTAGCGGCGCATGAGCTTCCAGACCCGTTCAGCTTCGGCCGCCTCGACGGTAATGCCCAGCGAGGTTTCGACCTTCCGGTCGCGCACCCGCAGCACGGCGTTCGAGCGGTAACAGTCCGGAACGGAGAGTGAGTAGGCCTCTCCGCGGCGCCACTTGGCGACTTTCTCTTCGAAGGCTTGCAACTGGGCTTTGTTGCGTTTCGTCTCGGCATCGCGCATCAGACGTTTCAGCATGATGCTTCGGGTGGCAACATCGGCATCGTCGGTCCACCGGGCACAGAGCTCGCACAAGACATCGCGACTACGGGCTGTCGAGGATTGTTCCAATAGTCCCATATCCACGATAAGCTGCAGCAGCTCTTGATATTTGAGTTTCCCGTTGTATTGACTTCCTCCGCTGCATTTGAGCCAATAAGCCTCTCGGTCGGTCCAGCGGTGCGAGAGCATCGCGGAAATTGCTGAAGGCAGCCACTTGCCGCCCTCGGAACGTTGTCGGGCGCCCAGTCCCCAGAACTCGATCCAGCGGGAGATTTCGCAGAGTTCATCTTCGATATCGCTGATGTAGTCGCACCGGCGGGCCCGCTTCTGTTTGTAGGCCAGTTCGTCGATCCGCTCCACACGGTCTACTATGTAATAGATGGCCTGCCGGTAGAAGTACTCAGTCAGCTTGTCGTTGCGGGTCTCCACGAGCCGGTCGGTCGTGAATACCATCCGATGGGCGGGGATCGCATTCCGAACATGGGCCATGTGTCTACCCGTAGTGGACGAATATGTCCGGTCGGTAATGAGGTAGGCCGTTTGCCCTTCACGGTTTCGGACCACGGAGCCGCAACGGAAATGCGAACCGTAGGAATAAATGTGCTCATCATGGAAGTAAAAATTGCTTCCGGAGTTTCTGGCGTGACCCTGCATCTGGTGCGCCCAGAGGTGGGCTACCATGGAAGGTTCTACGACTTGTTTCATATCGGTTGGTGTTTGATAAAGATTAGCGGAATGAGGTTCGTGATGTTAGCGGAAAATGAAAAAACAGCAGGAAGATTTCGTTTATCCTGCGGCCTGACTCGCACCGTCGCTTTCTTGTACCGAAACCTGTCGTGCGACTGGGAGCTCCCTGATATATGGCAGGCGCAAGACCGGAAGCCTTTCGATACGCCAGCAGCGCCAGATCTCCATACGGAGCGAGTCCATGTGGTAAACCTCCCCGACGATGTCGTTCAGGCAGGCGTTTACGAGCGTCATCTTGCAGCATGCCTCCGTGATGTCCCCGCCGACGAAGCTGATCGCGCGGTTCTCCTGCGCTGCGGCGAGAAAAAACCGCCCGCTGCCGCAGCAAGGATCGTACACGGGGCCGTCTTTGTCTCCCGGTCCGATCATTGCCGCCATCATTTTCGTCACAGCGGGAGGCGTGAAGAACTGGGCGTTGTGCCCCTTGGAGATATACTGCTGGAAATAATCCCCGAATGCGTCTTCGAGCGGATGGGTTTCCATCCAAAGTACCAGCGAGGCGAAGGCTTTCACGAACAACTCGACCTCTTCTTTAGTGTACTTACGGATCGTCGCCAGATACTCCTCTTCCTTCTGCTGCATCGAGAGCGTGCAAACGATCATCGTGAGAAAATCGTTGAATACTCCTGAGCGGTCATGGTTACGGGAAAGATGCTCCAGATACTCCGTATAGGGTTGCAACTCGTCGTTGTTTTTCTTTTTTGCCATGGTGTCTGAATGTTTGAAAATGAAAAAGGCGCCGTATAAACAGCGCCTTGCATGAATCGGTATCGTAATGTGTCAAAGCCGGGCTACGACTTCTGCAAGAAATTTTCGGTCGAAAGAAATCTTCTCGACGTCGATGGCCCGGGAGCCTTTTTTGCCGGGACGATCGGCCCACTGGCGGATCAGTTCGCCCCAGCGCAGTACGGGCTTTTTGAGCAGTACCCCGATAAGCAGCTCGGCCTGCCGGTGCCAGTCGTGGAACGACGGCGACCACGGGGCTCCTATAAGGTCCGAGAAACGGATCGTAAAGCAGTTCTTACAAATCTGTCGGACGGACGGATTCTGGCCGATACTGCGGATTGTCTCCACGATGGCCTCCGTGACGGCGGCACGGCGGGCGTTATACTGTTCTTCCAGCGCCCGCAGGGATTCGATCTTCTCTACAATTCCCATATCGAACAAGGTAAGGGGCGGAACAGAAATCCCAGCGAGGGGCGTTTGACCCCGAGCTTTTCGCTGGGTGTGGTCATGCCGCACGAGCACTTTCCGACCGGCTCGCCCGAGCCGCACTCGCATAGGTCGATGCCCCAGTGGTTCACGCAGTGGTTGCAGTTATAGGCTTTCGTCGGAGCCCACTCGCCCTCGATATGCAGGGCCTCGAAGGTGGCCCGCGTCATGGAGTTGGAGACACCGCCCGGAAAGAAGACCGTGACGGCGCCGCACCGGCACTCCTGAATGTATTCGGCTTTGAGCATAGGTCGTAAGTTTTAGTCGTCGTAATTGTATATGGGGATAAACTCGCCCTCGGCGGTAAAAATGCAGACATTGCTGATGATGACCTTCCGGCACCATGTGCGGTCCCGTTCCCACTTGCGCAGGTATTGCATGGTGCGGAAGATTCCACGCCACGTAACCGGGTAGCTGAATTTCCGCTGTTTCTGCATTTTTTCGTAAGTGGCGATGTCTCGGCAGTGGATCATCCACATCAAGCCTAGCGTCTGCACGTCGCGCTGCCGCTGACGGATCATGGCGCGGATAATTTTCCTGTGGCCCTCCAAAAAAGATTCTATGGCCCGCTCCTGCACCTCGGCAGAAAGGTCTTCCAGCTCGTAGAAAAGGCCGTTGGGAAGCTGCATCATCGGCTCTCCTGTTTTTGGCGCTGTTCGTATTTTGCGACCTGTTCGGCAACCATGTCGCAAAACCGCTGCCCCTCGCGCAGGTCGTTGCCGAAATAGGCCAGCATCCGCCGCAGGTCATGGGCGTAAACGAGGCTCCACTTTTCGTAATAGTGGCGTCCCATCACGCCGCCGAAGTAGCGGATGAACAGCTCTTCGGTAAGGGCTTCGTCCGGCGCGAAATTATAGTCCCATGCCAGCACGCGGCTGATCTTCTCGTAGTCGATTTCCACAATACGCCAGCTACCCGACAGGAAGAATCCCACGCCATCCGTATTCTGTTTGTCGTCCGGCAGGTTTTCGAATGTGCCGTGCCGCTGGCCGCACTCGATGCGCTCCGAGAAGTTGTCCGTAACGGAGCGAGGAACGGAAACATAAGGTTTGTCGTGCTCCTCGGAAAGCGCGAGCGTTACTTCGACCTTATGGCCGAAGAAATAGGTTGTCAGTCTTTGTGTCTTCATGTCGTTGGTTTTTTGATGTTGCAGAACGGTACCCAGACGGCTTGTTCCCCGAAGTCCGCAAGACCTTTCTCGTCGCTGATGGGTTCGTTCAGCGTATCGACCTCATCGTTCGGCTCGTCGGGGAACAGGTACGACTGGGACTCCGGCCAGCGGAAAGGTCTGAAGCAGTTGTTCGGCTCCGGGTCTTTCTTGAAGTGGTCGATATAATTGCGCTGCGGGACGTATCGGGCGCCGTTGTCCTCGCTATTGAATGATGGGTAGCCGATGTCGTTCTCTTCGAAGTATGAACTGTCTTCGGGGAACTCGACAAGCACATAAAGGTTGTCACGAAGTCGTTGCATCATAAGTAGGTCGTTATTGATTGTTCAGCACTTTCTCCGCAAGCGACGAGATCGACCAGCCGCAGATGCTCATCAGCAGCGCATCGCAATCCCGCTCCATATAGGCGTCGATGACGCTGCGGGCGACCTTGTGATAAGGCTCCGTGTCGGTCATCGTTTCGCTGATCAGAATTTCGGCGAACCGTTCCCGCAGCTCTTCGCTGCCGTATATCGTATCGAGTTTCGCCTCCAGAGCTTTCTGCTCCGGCGTGCGGCGTGTGAAGGCCGCGACAGCCTCAGCGAAGAGGCCGTGCAGGATGTTGTCGCGCAGCAAAATAGCTTCCTCGCGCGTGATGCCGGCCACGGGGGATTCGTGGCCGTCGATGAATAGCTGAAGCTGCGCCTGACGCAGCACCTCCTCGCGCTCGTGGTAGTTCGGGACGTTCGCCTCGATAAAGTCCCAGAGATCGTCGGTGATTTGTAAATCTTTCAGTTCCATGTCCTTGTTTCGTTATTTGTCGTAACCCGTCATGTCTTCGTCCCAGAAAACCTTCTTGTACAGCTGCCGCTGCTCATCGAACGTAAGTGAGCGCCACCATGCTTGGCGGTCCTCAGCTCTCCGGGACAGGAGCCTCGCCGTATCGTCGTCGAGCGAATCCCACCATGTATCGATCTTTTCCTTGTACTCTTTGAGGTTAGTGCCATAATGTTCCTCTTCGCAGTCCGGACACCATGTGCGTGTGCACCAGCCGTCGTCGTAAGGTTCGGGAGAGATATTCCGTCCGCCGCAGCATTCGCACACTTCGATCCGGCTCTCATCTTCCGAAGTAAGTGCGGTAAGGTCTACGGAAATTTCCTTGACCGTAAAGACGGTGTCCTTATCGAAATAGTCGTCCAGTACGCCGGGTAGCTTCTTCGCAACGTCATCGAAGTCGATTGCCGCGACGCTGTTGCCGTAACCGCCCACGAAACATACGGGCGTATCGTACCACTCTGTCTGGGCAACTATAACGGAGACGTTTTCTCCGCCGTTGAGTCCGGTCACTTCGATCTCTCCGCCGCTGTTGCAACCTATTTGGTCGATCAGGGCAACGAGTTCTTCTTTGGTATATACCTTCGGTTCCATTGTGATTTTGGTAGATGATGATTACTCTTCGCAGCATTGTTTATCATAGGTCAGTGCCTTCCAGCAGCTGATCTTCTGCTCGTCGCTCAGGCCGTTCCAATATGCGGCAACGGCCGTATCGTACGCCTCCGCGGAAGGATAGTCGCATTCACAGAGGCCCGTGATGACTTCCGGATCGTCGGGCTGCAGTTCATTTAGGAACCAGTGGTCGATATCCTCCATGAAGTCGCGGTGCGGTTTGATAACATGATGGCCTTCGCAGCAGTCGCACCAACAATCGTCTTCGTGCGTTTCACATTCTCCGACATCATCGACATACTGGTTGCCGTTGTTGGGCCGCGCCCAGATCTTGCGTTGTACGTCGGTCGAACCGCAATTCGTACAGCGATACGGTTCTTCAGGTGTGATCTCCTCCTGCTCGAAGCGAGGCTTGGTGTACTCGCCGCATGTACGGCAATGGCAGGTTTCGGATTCTTCGAGCGCGTTTCCGTCGTAATACATGGCGAAGGCATTGCCCGAATTAGGGCTGATCCAAGCCCGGATATCCACTTCGCGGGAGCCGCACTTGCCGCAACGAACAATCGTGTAGGTAGAGGTAGCGTTGTGAGAATTCATATCATTAGTATCCAACAATTAACCATTGAGTCACATTTTTGCTATATACTTCTTTACGATCATAAAGCATGGTAGAACATCCATCCTCGCGTACTACCATACTCATTTCTTCTTGACGGTTGAGAGGTTGGAATATATAGAGCATCTGTCCGGTGGCACATACCAAATTTCCGGTGAGCGTCCATCCCCTTGACAGGCAATCTTCCATAAAATGCTTCCGATTTTCTATAGAGGTTTGACCGTCAGGTTGGGCGATGACGTGAAGTTCATTACTCAAACAGAGCATCATTCCTTGAGGATAGACCGATTTGACAGCCTCTATCTCCATGAGCTTACGGTCCAATTGAACGATAACCGCATAATCTTTTTGAGGCTCAGGACCAAGCTCATAACATTTTACGACAACTCCTGTAAAGGGCATTTCAGGATCATTTGCGGGAATGCTCACGTGAGTTCCGCTCTTAACCCCATCCGTTTTAATGAAAGCTGGCGAGGTTTCGACAATATTGTTTTTCTGCATGATATTATTTTTCCAAAGAACAAATAATTAGCAATTTATCAATCATAATTTGCATAGCTCTTCCAAATCGTATAAACATAGCCCCCCGTCTCGGAAGGCAATCGCTCGTTCAGCAGCATCAAATGCCTCCCACCTACATGGTAACAATTCGAAATACATTGTAAAGTCCTTCTCGAAGAAACGTGTCAATATCTCACGCTCGGTGGCATTGACTTCGTCGTGTGTAACACGTAACGCGTGCCGTCGAGTACCGTGGAAATAAAATACAATTTATTGCCGTCGCAGCGTGGGATGTCGGGATAGCCTTCAAGATAACTCAATGCATCGAAGTCGGTATCGTCAGGATCATCATCGAAACTCTTGGCCCACTCGTACAAGTCATTATAGAAGGCGATCCTCTCGCCAATAGGGGGTACGATGGTCTCCATGACTATTCCTCCGTACGATCGTGTACGGGCACCGGATAACGGATGCCCGTGAGGTCCTTAAACCGCGAATCCGATGTTTTCAGGTAATTGCCTCCGAACATGTACCATCTGCCTCTGTCGACGATGGGCTCGGCATGGATGTAGTCGAGATTCTCCCGATAAACCAGTTTCACGACGCTATTCACGTCGATGCCGTTTTCGAGGCAGTAGTCGGCCACCTGTGCGAACGAGAGATGCGGAGCGAAGAGTTCGAGGGTATCCGAGCGGCTAGAAATGCCTCCGTTCGTACAGGCACCCAACGCATCGCGCAGTACATAAGTCGTCAGATAATCCCTGTACCGTACGATCTGGCAGGGCTCGGGAAACTCTCCGGTCATGTAAAGCACCTGTCCGAGGTGGTCGGCTTGCGGGCCGAGCCCTTCGGCGAGTACCGCCTCGCAGGCTTTACGGGCTGCCGAGGCGTAATGCCCCAGCAGCGGAGCGTCGGGCAGGCGTTTGGTATGCCACACCTGTTTGGCAATGTCGAGCATCTCCGTTTCGATGCCCAGATGGTCGGCCGTAAGCAGGATGACCGCTTCACCGATGTAGTTGGCTGTTTTTCCGTCGTTTTGCATGATGACTTCGTTTTAGTCGTCCAGTTCGAATTCATCTTCCCAGACCTCGATTTCTTTACCGCTCTCGCAGATGCGGGCCCGCCACTTATACCAGCACTTTTCGATCAGTTCGATACGGTGGTAACCGAGGTATGGTTCATTCAGGGTGGCGATGTCGCCGGCCTGCGGTTCTTCTCTTCTGCACATGTTTTTGGGGGTTATTGAATACTATCGTTCTATACTAGGTAGCGAGAGATCTACCGGCACCGACACTCCGGCCCGCCGGCACATTAAGATGAGCTGGTCGGAGAGCTTATCCATGTCGCCCAGTGCGAGCGCCGTGCGGATGACGGTTTCGTCCCACGCCGTAACTTTTCCTGTGGGACAGAGTTTTTCGTTGATGAAGTCTTCGAGTGTCATATCAGGCTGCGGGTTTGAATTTGAAGGTAATCCCTGCGGGAAGTTTCTTCGGGTCGATCTTTTTCATCAGGGCGTTGTACTGCTCTTCGCTCATCCGCTCCCGCTCATAGATGCGGTGCGTCCAGTTGAAGGCCACCTCGTTGGAGTGATCGTAATAGATGAAACTCTCCAGCGGAGCGCCCAGTTTGAATAGATAGAGTTCGACCTGAAGCTCCCGGTCGATCTTTTGCTTTCGACGCAGGGCCGCTGCTTTAAGGTCGGCGACCTTCTGACGCTTGGCGGCGAGCACGGCTTCTCGTTTACGTCTTCTTATGTTCTCCGGCAGATAATATCCTTCGGAAAGACGCCTTTCGACAAACTGCATCTCTTCGGGGGTGAGTGGTGTGAATTGGTAGCGGACAGAGGTGTCCTCAAAGGTATCGCCGGTAAGCTCCTCCAACTGCTTTATCGCGGCACGCGCCTCTTTTTCCCATCGTTCGGGAATCCCCATCGTTTGGAGCAGGTACGTGAAATAGAGCTGATCTTCGGCCTCACGCAGAAACCTGTCGTACTCCTGCCGCGTGATGCGCAGCTCGTTCATCGTCACCTCACGGGAACTGTTGTGCAAATGGTAGAACCCATTGCCTTGGGCATACATGGGCGCTCCTTTGGCATCGCACAGGTGCAGGTCGATGAACGGCTTGAATTCAGGGTAAATCGCCTCGATGATCTCATGGATGCAACCGCAGCAATGACCACCTTCCACATAATCGTAGAAGTCGCCCGTGATGGCGAAATCGGCATGTCCGTTATGGCAGTCGTCCGAGAGACGAATCTTGACTTTCAGGGTGTACTGGTCGGTTGTCTTGACCGTACGGTATTTGAGTTCGGACCTTTTCATGGCATTTTCACTGTTTTGAACCATTCGTCATATTCTTTTTGGGTACGGAAAGCATACACGCAGTTCCATCGGTCGCTGAGCGTTGTGTCAAGAAGCCTTTTTACAGTCAGTGCTCCACAGCCTAAGACATGCTCCCGCTCGTCATCGTACCAGAAGTAACCGGCACCATATTGCACGATACGCCGTTTGCAGCCTTCTATCACAGCTCCGAAGCCGTAGAATTTTCCCTCGTCGACATCCCGCAGGTCGATACAGCCTGCCGGAGTCATTGTTTTGATAACTGTATACATCGTTTCGGTATCAGTTGAGCGCCAATTCGGGGAACGCAAGCTCCGGCCCGAAGATGCGCAAACGCTCTTTGTACTCTTGTTCTTTCTGTTCGGCGATATGGCTGTCAATGATAGCCCGGCATTCGTCTTCGAGTTGTTCGAGGCCGGAATCCCCGAAGTACCCCCAGCAGCTTTCGAGCACGTCGTCCTTGTCGTCGGCCGGGGTAATCCGGTAGCCGTACACCTCGCCCCGGAGGTAGTTGTCGTAGGTGGCGATTTCGCCCTGCAGGTATCCTTCGATCTTCCGGCGGCGGTTGGCGGTCAGTAGTTTCCAGTCGTATTCCTTCTTGACTTTCTCAACGCTTACGGCAACGATGCCGAATAGCCCGCTGTCCCACGGGTAGAAGAACGGACTGGAGGAGATCGTCTGGCCGCTGTGGTCGTAGAGGTAGATTTTCAGAGCGATGTATTGTTTCTCGAACGAGTCCGAGAAATCGCCGTAACGGTCGAATACTTCCTCCCATTGGAAATGCCGGTCGAACTCTTCCTCCGGGCAATAGCGGTGATGGATCGTATAGAATGTACCGAGGTTATCCCATGCGCGGGGACTTTCCGGACTCTCGTCGTAGTAAATGTCGATGTGATGTCCGTTATATTCGATTCGCTTGTACAGATTCATATACTTTGGTATTATGGGTTCGTTATCCGGCATAAACAGCCTTCGGGTATTTCGTTTCGTCCATGAGTTTCAGATAATGTGCAGCCATGCTTTCCAGCTCGGGGCGGATCGTCCCGCCCGGATAATGGCATCGCATGTATTTTCGCCACAATGCGTCGTTCTCTTCGGTCATACTTATGTTATGGTTGTACCGAATGACAATATTTTGTGCACGGCCGTAAAGTCTATGGCGGTTATGAACGGCTCGGATACGCTGGATTTGTATCGTTAAGTCTTTCTTGCTCTTCATAATCTGTCGGTGTTGTCATTCCCCGGTAATTCGGCGGTTCGATATGGAGGTCAGATGTCGTTTCGGTAGTCGAGCGGGTATTGTTCGAAATGGTTTTCGCAGATGATCTGGTTGCGCTCGGCATCACTGGCGAAGAACTCCCATTTGTAACCGTAGTCAGCGAGCAGCGCTTCCTGTTCCTGCTGCGAGAAATCGGCGACGTCGATCTCGCCTTCCATCCACAGCATACGGTCGGAGGCGAAGGTACGCACCTCTGCGTCGGTGTGCATGTCCCGCAGGAAATCGTCGGGATAGCCAAGATATCGGCAGAGGATACACTGGGCGGGGGTGTCGGCGTCCGGGAGCAGATCTTTGTGGTAGATGTTAGGCTGGCAGTACCAATACTCCGTGTCCGAGATCCGCAGGCAGAATTGGAGCGAGTCGGGGTCGGTACATTCGATACCCGGTGTGAACAGACGGTTCATTGATGCATTATTTTGACGATTTCGCGGATCGTATCGTCTTCGAAATGTCCCAGCGGAATCAGCGCGCAAGGATCACCGTCCTTGTCGAGCGTGATGTTCCTGATGTATAGCTCGCTCCGAGCATCGAACACGGTCGGTTCGCCGCAGTCGTTCGTAAGGTTCCACGGTTTTCCATCCTTACTTTTGAGCTCGTCTGCAATGTCGAGCAGCACTTCTGAAATCTCCTTGTCTTCTATCATCTTTAATGGTCGTTTTATGTATTTTGAAAAAATGATGCGGCTGCCGACGGGGGCATGGCTCTAACCGTTCGATGTATAGTCTTCCGGAAGGATCCTGAGGCACGGCGGATAGCCAGCGCCTCAGGATCCTGTCAAGGAAGACGAACTAAAGTATGTCGGCCCGCCGCATCGTGTCTGCCAGACTGGATTTGCAGGTGGCTTATCTCTTGCTATTGCGCCACTCCTTCATCTTCTTAGCTACGTCGATGCCGTTGTCGTCGAGCATCTTCTTGAGCATGGCCAGCATGCGCCAGCCCCCGCCGTTCTTGTACCGGTCGGCCTGGAGCGAGAGGAAGACGAGCGACCGGTCTTTGTCCAACTGCATTCCCTTGTCGTCGATGGCCAGACAGCCGTGGAAGCGGATCAGGTTCTGCATCGTGTAAAAGGCTCCGGCGCCTTTGTACGCATCGACCCACGCCTTGCACTGGGGCGTTTCGTGCGGTAATTTCACGCGCAGGTCGTCGAACGCCTTGACGGCATTGTAGAGCTGGGCAGCGTTCTTGGCATATCTGAAGCGTCCTGCGGCCCGGTTCAGTGGGCCGTAGAGCTTGTTGTACAGATCCTGCTCGAAGATGTTCTCGCCTCCGACACGCTTGTAGGGGATGCCCTTGCACTTCTTCACGGGCAACGCCTCTACGTGCTTGGTCAGATGTTCGACATACTCCTGCGCCATAGCCTCGACCACGCGGACATTGAACCAGCGGTTGCGCTCGGAGAAACTCGCCAGATCGCGGGGTTCCATCTTCATCTGGGCGCGCAGCTCGTCGAGGAGCATTTTCCACTGGTACTCGTATCCCATGCGGCGGATCATCTCCGTTACGCCCACGGGCTCCTTGCAGAACCGCTCCCTGTACGAGAGCATGTGGAACATCTGGGCCATGACCCAGCGGCGGAACAGACGGGGATTGTAAACCGTGCCCTGCGAAAGGATGGCGCGGAAAATCGGGTCGTCGTCGGCGAGGATCGACAGCTTGCCGTCTTTGTTCGATACGACGTACTCTCCGCCGCCCGAGCCCTGCATGGCGAACAGATTGCTCACATCTACGCCAGCACGGCTCAGCGCCTCGATACGCTCCTGCGCCGTCTTGGGCAGTTTGGCCGGCGCCTTGTTTTCTACGGCTGCTACAACTCCGTTGCCCGTAACCGCAAGCTGCGTCCCGCACGCGGGACAAGTGACATTCGTCTCTTTCGTTTTTCTCATTTTGTTTGGATTTTAATTGGTGATTGATTGGTTGTTATGTCGGGTTCTACCCACTGGCGGAGTATTACCAGATCCTTGTCCTGCTTGCTCTGCCAGAACCAGCTCCCCATCGTTTCGGGATTCCACTTCAGGCCGCTGAGTATCTGGCAGAGGAGGTAGAGCTCCAGCTCGGCCTGTGCACGGTCGCGTCGCTGGCCGTAGAGCATATCCTCGTCGCTCAACTCCCGCTCGGGCAGGGCCCTGAAGTAGCGCCTCGAACGGCTCTCGCTGCGCTCCGAAGGAATGGAGTGTTTGTAGCGGCGGTAGAGTTCTTCCATGTTAGCGAAAAACTCCTCTTCCGTACAGGACGGCACGCCCAGCTCGCCCTCGTATTGTCCGTTCCGGATAACCGGCTTGCCGCCGAGTTTGAAGCTGCGGGATGCAAAGTCGATGGAGAACTTCGCTCCCTCTTCGACGGCCTGCACGGCCGCTTGATAGATATTGCTCATCGTTGTTGTGTTTTAATTATCTGCACTCGGATCGCCGGCGCATGGTTTTATAGCTTCGATATGTACAGCGGAAACCAGGGACCCAGAAACGAGGGTCTGCTGTCTCTGGGCCCCTGGTTCCCACTGTATCGTTGAATCCGATCCCTCGTGCGTGTTCGGGGCTGCGCTGTCCCTTGGGGAAGCCTCGTCCGGAATGGCACATGGCTTTATCCGTTCAATGTGCGGCAGACGTTGGAGTTGGCCGCGTCATCTCCGGACGATCGTAGCGATTAGCGTCACGATCGGTAGGAGATGAAGCTGGCCCGCGATTGACGCTGCGCCATTGAAATCCTGACCTCGACTTCCCAACTCTGTGCTGAGCTCACTGCGATTCTCCGGATGACCGGCACGTCGCTTTACTTGTTCGATATATGCCGAGGCAGGAGTCCCGGGCAGCATTCGTCGGTTCCTGATAGTGAACTCGACGTATGCAGCCGGGGACTTCCTTGCTCGCGGCATGTTGAACGTCATCCCCTGAACCGCACCTTTTCGTGCTAAATGTTGGAGCTCTCATTCGGACTGGCACATGACTTCATCGGCTCGATATGCGGCAGCGAGAAAGGCTGGAGACGCTCCTCATCTCCGTGTAGGAGATCGAGGCGTGTCTCCGGCCGTCTGTCGCTGCGTCATTGAAATTCCGACCTCGACACACCACGCTGTACTGCGTTTGTTTGTTGCATGACACTCAGAATACCGGCACGTCTCTGTATCGACTCGATATGATGCCAGGCTTGAAGCCGGAATGGCGCCGGCGGCAGGCTGGTAGGTCTCCCGCCGGCGCCAAGAGGGCTGTATTGGTCTGGCATATTGAATCATATTCCTTGCATCACGCTTTCCGTGTTGAAATGGAGTTCTCATCATGGCGGCACATGGCTCTATTTGCCTGATGTCAGCCAGTGGCGGATGCAGCTCTTGAGGAGTCTGAAGGTGCCGGTTAGGGACCTTCAAGACTCTCGATAGAGCTGCATTGCACCCTGGCGCTGAATTCCCATGCCTCGAACTTCGTCCGGTATGCTCCGGTTTTGTGCGGATACCAAGCAGGCGGCACATCGCTTTACTTCTTACGATATTTACAGGTAAATACCAGTCTGGATGGGATTCACCGGTTGATAGACCGGTGAATCCGAATGAGACTGGTTATGTCACCTGTAATATTGAATTTCCTGCCCCGCATACGCCTGCCGTGTGCTCGGCATGAGTTACAGGGAGGCCACCAGCGTATTGTACACGCCGCGGCTCGTCAGAAGCGCATTGCGCATACATCCGATCGTAAGGTAGCCGTCGATCCGGCCGCCGGCTTTGGCGCGATTAGCCTTTACGTTGCGGCCCCGGCCCCGGACGATGCAGCCGTCGGACTTGGTGCGGACATATCCCAGCCCTCCGAGTTTACGTCTTCCGGTCTGTACGGCTCGCAGGCAGTCCAGCACAAACCCGTTCAACTCGTCGAGGTCGTGCTTTACGTTGCATACCGGGAGTATCTGCGTCGCCCAACTGAACTCCCCGTCGCCCTTGTAGAGGTATCGGTTGACCGAATTGACGGCTCGTGCGAGCGTCGTGCGGCGTTGTTTGATCGTGCGGCGCTCGATCTCCCGCTGGAAGGTCTTGATGCGGCTCGAAGAGAGCGAGATCATGCCGCCCCGGATGCTGAAGCCGAGGAATTTGAACCAGCGGTCGGCGGTCAGGTACTCCACCTTCTTGGGGTTGAGACGCATGCTCATCGCTTCGAGCCGCCGCTCCAGCACGCTCATCGCCTTCTCGTACTCCTCGCCGATAAAGAGCATGTCGTCCGAGTAGCGGACGTAGTAGCCTTTCATCTGCGAGAGTTCCTCGTCCAGACCGTAGAGCAGCACGTTGGCCAGCCAGCTCGCCACGGCGCAGCCCTGTTTGAGGGATTGGTACCGGCTGTGGAGTTCGTTGTCCCCGTCGAAGTAGAGATCTGCGTGGTAGTATTTACGAAGCACGTCGATCAATGCAGAGTGTCCGTGCTTGGCTTCGACCTTATCGAACGCCGCATCGACGAAGGCGATCGGCACGCTGTCGAAATACTTCGAGAGGTCGGCTTTCCAGCCCATGCAGCCCATTTTCGAGGCTTCCACGATCCGGCGGCTGACCTCCTGCACGACCTTGCCGCATCCGATGCCCCGCTGGTAGGATTTGCAGGCGGGATGGATTATCTCCGGCATCAGGTCGAACAGCAGGTCGTTGGCGATGCTCAGCACCACGCGGTCGATGGGTTCGTTCACGTAAACCGTGCGGAACTCGCCGTTCTCCTTCGGGATCTGGGCCGTATGGGGCGGTGAGATCGCATACCGGCCCTGCATCATGGCCTCGGCCATGGCAAGGCGTGTCCGCTCGTCGGTCAGCCGCAGGAGCTGGTCCTTGCGGATGTCCTTGTCCACGCCTTTGTCGATGGCATGCTCCCAGCGGCCTATGTCGAAGAACATTCGTAGAATTTTGTCTTCCATGGTTCAGACATTTAATGAATTTTTTTTGTCTCTTGGTTGTCGGTGTCGATGACGTCGCAGCCCACCTCATAGCCGAAGAACCACACATAGCTGGAGGAGCGATCCTCATCGGCCCAGTCGGCGAAATACATACGCCACGTAAGGTTGCACTCGGTATGGCGCTCTGTCGTGCGGATGATCTGGAGTTCGTCGCCGCAGAAGTCGAAGCGGAAAAGTGTTTCGCGCTTGACGGTCTGACTGTTGTTGTCGCGCCAGTTGTCCTGCTCCCATGAAGGGAGTCCTTGCGGGATATGCGGCGCGAACCACCGCCAGAAATCGGGAAGATCGAGCAGGCGGGCCGGTTTGCCGTGAAAATCGTTCCACGCCTCGCGGCAGGCTTCCTGCAACGTCGGGAAATCCACGGGGAAACGGCCCTTGTCGTTGCCTACGTGCAGATGTTCTTCCCATTTGTGATTGCACAAGATGAGCGTCGCCTCGTCGGATACCTCGAAGCTCGGCTCATAGAACTCGCCGCTGGCCACACGCCACGACCCGCCGGGTCCCGAGGTGTCGCGGATGATAAAACAGGGCTGCTTCTGATTGCCCTCGGGAAATATCTCCCAGAACTCACGGAAATAGCTCTTATCGTCGTGGTGGAATCGTACTTTCAGCTCTTTCTTTTTCATCGGTTTCGGTTTTTGGAGATTTGCTCGTCGAACTGCACCTGATGCTCCGGGCACAGTTTGATGAAATACTTTCTTTCGGCCTGCCGGCGCTCGTAACGCTCGGCCGTTTCATCGGCCATACGCGGTGTCCGCCCGCAGGCGAAGTGCTCTACGAGCACGCAGCCGCAGGCGTGGGTAATTTCGATCGACGTGCTGAGGGATTTGATGCTCGCGCCCTCTTTGGGCACGGCGTCGCTTTCGATAAAGCGGACCTTATCCAAAGTGTCCATAGTTTTCGTATTAAGGTAATGGGATGTCGTTGATGCCTATTTCCCGCTGGGAGAAGCTCATTCGGTCGAGCTGTTCATGCGGTATGCTGCGCCGCTCCAGATACTCCCGGAGCACGGGCGGCGTGGTGTTGTCGAAAACAATGAACCTTCCCGACGAATAAGCGAAGGGAATGTCGTCGGCCATGAAGAGGTTGGCAAGGCTCTGCGGGGCATTGCCGACGACAAGAACCAGCCGCTCCGGCGTCTTCTCCACCGTCTTCCCGACATATTTCGGATTGTCACGCAGTCTGTTCCCGTCGTAGAGTTCGCAGGCCCGCTCCACGACGAGACGGCGGTTCGCAGGACTCAACTCGGCGTAGAAATGTTCGGCAGCACTGCCGTGGAAGGTCCGGTAGAGATAGTCCCATTTCTCCCAGAAATGTCTGGACTGCGAGCCAAAAACCGTATCGCACTCTTCTTTGCTCCAAGCATTCCACATATAATAGAAATATGCGGAGACGGTCTTTTCCTGTATTCGTGCTGTCATAGTAGTCGCAATTTTTCGAGTAATTCCCGCAACGGAATTTCCTCGGTCCAGAACTCTTCGCTCGTATGCTTGCCATATGCAGTATATTTGGCATCCCCGTCCTTGTACAGCACCATCTTGTAGCAATCCAGAGAACTCTCTGGCGGGGTCAGGTTGTCTTGCTCCTCCTGCGTCAATTCCACGAATGCCCATTCGTGGTCTCCCAGTAGTTCGTCGACGTCCGGGAGTCCGTCATCTCCCGACTGATAGAAATCCGCCGCACCGTCAAAAAAGTGCATGGATAAGAAGGATTGATTATTCGCGGCCTGTGTTATGGCGTCGAGCCGTTCGAGTAGCGTCTTTCTCCAGTCTTTTGAAATGGAAAGGATAGCGAAATCGCACGAGTCCCATTCACTGTCCGTGTGCGCTTTGACCAGAATACGGTTCGTCGGTTTGTCCGATATATTCATTAGCATTGTTTTTTAATAGGTTAAAATGTGAACCCCACCCAGACGAGTCGGTCGCCGCGCATGAACTGTTCGTGATTCACGTCGTCGAATCGATGAGTGCTGTACTTTTTCACTTCGCGGATGTACTCGCCGCGTACCCATACCGGGGCTGTATCGCTGTCGGTAAGGCGGAAATACTCGCCACGTTTGAGCTTGCGGATGGTTCGTCGTTGCATAGTGTCGAATTGAGTGCTGTCAATAAGAAATAGTATCGGTTAAATGGAATCGGTTGTAACAAGGCATAAAAAAAGCACGGCCCAAATCGGTCGTGCTTTATTGCTCCTTACCCTCCAAGGATATCAGGTATGCGTCTGCCAAAGGTTTTCGCGGTCGAACGTCACGGCGCAGGAACGATCGGGCGAGCCGTGATACAACAGACCGCCGTTCATGATGAGCCGCCCGTCGGGAGCATAGAGACTGAAGCCGAAGCTGTACGGCGCGAAATCATTATACAGATGCAGCGTGCGCCCGTTCCTCTCCCAACTTCGGAGCTTGTCGAGACATTCCTGCAGGGATTTGTCGTCGAGCGTTTCGGAGTATTCCCGCGCTTCGCGGAGCCGCTCTTCGCATTTGATTATCATCGTGAATGGATTTTAGGTGATGCAACAAAAAGCGACCCGCATCGGCGGGCCGCTCTGATTTATAAGCTAAATATGTCTACCGCTTCCAGCGGAATATCACGGAGTTCTCCTTGCCGCCGCGGGTGTAGAGGAAGTCGTGCCGCTCGATGCCGTCGAGATGCTTCATCGCCGGGTCCTGCATGTGCGTCGTGAGGCTGCCGATCATGTAGTACGCCTCCACCTTGCGGGCGATTTTCAGGTTGTCCACGCCGTATTGGTTCCCCGAGGTCATGCCGGGACGCCATCGGTGCGTGATGTAGCTGCCGATGACCACCTGCGGGCGGTAACGTTTCACGGCCTCATGTGCATCCAGCTCGATGATGTCCGCCGGATAGCGGATCGTGGGCTGGCGCATAAGGTCGTAGTATGCCTTGACGCTGGGCCACGCCTGCATCTTGTTGTCGGTTACAGGTATCCCGAGCGCACGGCCTATGACGCCCATGCCGGCCCCGATTTCGATGGCGCGTTTTCCGGCGATGATACCTGCGAGGTATTCGATCAGTTCCGTGGTCGGCATGGTATAGAGGCCGTACTTGTGCAGGAACATCCGAAGCTGCTCGAAACCGCACTCCTCGACCATTTTCGAGGGTATGGGCCGAATCAGGCCGGACGCTGCGCCTGTCAACTTTTCCAGACGGGATATGTCTACCGGTGAGGCGATTGTGAAATCTACCCCTATAAACCTTGCAATCATTTGTATAACAATTTGTTATGTCAAATATAGCAGTATCGGGGCTTCCCGCCAAATTTCCGACGGGAAAACAGCGTTCGTCCGCCGCGCTTTACCGTACCGTGCGGGCCGTGGAGAAAACCAGCTCGCTGCGCCGTTCGCGCCGGATGCGGGGCCGCTTGGCGCGAGCCGTGGCCAGCGCGGGATAAGCGGCGGCAAATTCGCGCCGCCACTGAGCGAGTTTGTGTGCAGGGATGCCCAGCCATGCGGGCATAGTTGTCGTGTTAGTCATGGTCGTAAATGATTTATGGTCGTTATGAAAAAGGCGCACCGAACCGATGCGCCGATAGTTTGCCACGCCACGCCTACGGGAAAACCCTCGGCGAGCCGTGTATATCGGGCCGTGTAGATTAGGCCCCCTGCCCGAGAACCTCGGTGCGGATGCCGCGCGTAGGACCGTAAAGGTTCATGGCGAAATTGGCGTTGAAGGTGCGGCGGAACCCGTGTTTCTGGGGTTTCTTGCGCGGGCGCTCCTGCTGTCCCTGCTCGAAAATCTCCGAGCGGTACGGGAGTACGGTGTTCGGCTCCGGTTGCGTGTCGCGCTTTTTCGGGACGAAGAGTTTGGCCCATGTTTGTTTCCAGTTCTCCCACGTCAGGAGCTTTACCCAGCCGTTATGGACGTAGAGGACGACCCCGCGCTTCATGGCCTCGCAGACGATGCGGCCCAAAAGGGCGGAGGGCTTGCGGTAGCGCATGACCTCGGTGCGGTCAGAGGCAATGGCGACGAAAAACTGCGTTTCGGAGTAGTCGATTTCGGGCACAGTTATCCCGTAGAGTTGGCAATAATTGCCGATTATCTGGTGCGGTTTCATAATTTTGCAGTGTTTGCGGTGTGGATTCCGCCGGGGAAAATGTTTCGCGGCCGGGCATAATGCCCCCGCGATTCCGGCGGGAAAATTCTTTTTGCGTATGCGGTTTACCCCGTCGGGTGCAAGGTATGACGGGGCATTAAAAAACAGACCGCACCTTTTTGGGCGCGGTCTGTTCGCGGTTTGGATATGTCGGGCCGGTTTAGGCGGCGGCGGTTGCCGGTGCGCTCTTTCCCGATGCGGTCGGAGCGGTACGGCGTGCGGGTTTCGCCGTGGTCGCGGTTTCGCTCTTTTCGGCGTCCTTGTCGATTGCTTCGGCTTTGTCTTTGATTAGGCTGATATATGCGCATTGTGCGCGGACGGCCTTTGCGTGCTGGTAAATCGCCGCTTTGCGGTTTTCCGGTTTGCAGGTTACAACGGCGTGCGTTTTCTGGACGCGGAGCGCGGTGCGGTTTAACGGAACCTCCGAAATAAGGGCGTTTGCAATTTTACCGCTGGAATCGGTGCGGTAAATCGTGTTTCCCGTAAGGAATTGATTAAACAATTTCCTTTGTGTGATATTCGTTTCCGCAAAATCCGTTTCAAGGTCTTTGCAGACGAAAAACTCCGCAACAATGTATTTTAACAGACTTTGAACGATAAAAAGCGGGTCGGTTTTTTCAATCGGGCACACTTCGATATATCGCACGGTCGTCGATACCTCGCCCGTTTTCGCGTTGGTGCTGGTGGTCTGTTTGGCCAATACGACCGTGTTAGGAGTGCAAACGATGTTTTCGATTGCGGTGTTTTTCACGACGTTGATTGCTAACTGTTTCATTTTCGTAAAGTTTTAGATGTTAAACATTTGTTTTTGTTATCGTTCGCAACAGGGCATAATTTCCCTATTGACGTTGTTACACGTTTTTTGCGGTTAGCGGGGGAACAAACCCCCGCTAACCTGTATTTTGTCAATCATTGCAACGCAGGGACGCGGACGGGGTGTGTCAGACACTACCCAAATACGAGTATAACCCGCATAACGTTCGGTGTGCGTTCGCGGTGTTACCCGCGACAAAGCAATTATTTTTCAAAGAGCGAATTTTTGTGTTTCATGTTCGGTCGCGTGCGGCCGGATTTGAAAACAAAGATTAAAGAACGTTTGCAACGGTTTTCGTTTGTTCGTTGCGTTCGGTGAATAGCTTAAAACGGTTTTTTCAATTTTGCAAATGTTTTGAAAATATTTTTTTCAGTCCCTTGCTTTTTAATCAGAGGACGCACTCGCGCGCGAGGGATACATTTGTAACATATTGATATTCAGCGAATAGAAAAAAGTGAAAATTTTTTCGTTTTTTCTTGTTTTCGTTTTTTTGTCTAATTACTCCGAATATTGATAAGTGCTAATTTGTTAGTCTGGCTTCACGTTATTTGATATTGATTTAATTCTCTTGTAATCAATGATATGCTATTATTTGCATCTATGTTATTTTTATATTAAATCACTGTTTTTATATTTTTTAATTACGATTTATAGGCATGACAACCAAAAAAGGACTTGAGTTTTCACTTTTCTACAAAGTGAAAATATGTAAATAGCTTATAAACAAACATATATCGAAATATAATAATACGGAGGAGGGTGTGCTTGCAGGTGCGTATTCCGTTCATTTCCTCGGGGAGAATTTTCAAGTCCGACTTCTTGTTTTTCTCGTTACACGAATAATTATTTCAGGGATCGCTAAGAAAGATTCCTACCTCTGGCTTGCTGTTTTTCTCAGAGTGTTCCAAAGCCCGTTTTTCGTTCTTTGCGACGGTCGTATGTTGATAGTGCGGCGTGCGGTGGATTTCGCAGCTAAATGGCATTTCAACCAAGCAGTCGATCGTTTTTTCTCGAAGTTGTCCCGAGTATTTTGCTCCGTTTCTTGCAGACGGGCTTCCTCTATGATATGTGGCGTGCTATGCTGATAAGAAACGCCGTCCGAAAAAAGCAGTTGCGGGCTTCGAGGTTTTTTGTCGCTTTCGATTGGGGGTGTTAGTTCATAACTAAAAAAATTCAAAATTCAGAATTAAACGTTATAAATGATTATATTTGCATTTGTGTTTTCAGCGACGGGAACAAGTATGAAAAAAAGCAAAGAGCATATAAAACGGTTTTTATCGACGGTACGTCCGGCTTCGGAGAAAGACGAATGCCTGATCAGGGTGTTTTTCAACAAGCGCAAGATCCGGATCGCACTCGCTTCCCGAACTCACGGCCCGGAGTCGTTGGAACAAATCACCTATGAGCAGCTCGAAGCGTGGTACAATGCTTCGCGTCCTACGGTCGGGGACGTCGTCCACTGCCCGCAGTGCGGGTGTGTCGGTCTTGTTACAGGTGAACGGTGGGATTCGTTCGTGGTGGGTGCCGCACTCTCATCTACCGGAGAACTTATGCTCGAAGAACGCCGTTTTTCGGACAGGGAATGGAGCGCCGCGTCGGAAGATGAGGTAGCGTCGTTGCAGAAGGCCCTCGCCCTGCACGGCTACGACTGGAACCTCACGAGTGGACGCATCGAGCCGCGTACGATTCCTGCGCATCCGCGCTTTGTACGCCTGATGGTTTTGGGCCGTCAGGTGGGGCTGGGTATTTTTCGCGCCGTACGAGAGGACAATACGCTGGAAATGTTTTGCGTGAAGATGGGAGCCGGGCAACTGCGTTACGAGAGCAACCTGAATTTGGGCGATGCGGATCGTTTCAGCTTCTTCGACGCTTACAGCGAGCACCGAGCGATTCTTCGGGAAGAACTGGGTGAGGAGGGTTATGTCTGGAACTCCAAACGCCGGCGCATCGAGAAGAATACGTCGCGGGCCAAATTAGGTGAGAAATATTACTGGATCAACAGCTACCTGATGATCAAGCAGTCGGTGGAAACGGACTCGCAGAGCGACAGGCTCCATTCCCGGCGCGGGAATTACTTCCTGCAGTACAAGGTTGCCGAACGTGCCCGCAACCGCATGCTCGACGTCTGTATGGAGGAGATGCTCGCAGAGGACAACTGTTGATGTTCGCGCTTATGCCGCAGAATCTGCACAGCCGCCTTCTTTGCCTGTAAAGCCATTTTCAGCATTATCCCGAGGAGAGGATTGGACGAAATGGGAAAAGGCCAGAAAACGCCGGAAAACGGCATTTTTTCTTCCTGCCGTTTTCAAGGAGCATCCGAACGCCTTTCAAGCATACATTAAACATTCTTCGAACGTCTTTTACAGTTGAATGTTCATCGTAGACGAGATTTCTCCAAGTATGAAAACCTTGAAATAACAAAAAAACCGTCAGGTTTTTTTGCAGTATGAGACGCCTCTTTTTGGATACTTTTTCTGGCGTGACAGAAAAAGTATCTCTCGTAATGCAGCTCGTTCCGATCTCGAAGGTAAAGATTCGTATCTCGTGATAAGGTATCGTTCTCGGCTCAGGCTCGAATCGAACTCGAAAGGTAAAATCCCTATCTCGTCTCCGACTCGTAAATCATGTAAATAAATATAACTATATAACTATATATACATATATACATCATATCTCCCTTTTCATCCTTTCGGGATAGCCCCTTCCTCCAGTCTGTCGAAAAAAACAATCCTCTTCGAGGTTGTCCGGCGCGGCAGCCAACCGCAAAAAAAGGGCTGCAACCCGTGCAGCCCTCGACAGACGTCCTGCGTCGCTCAGCGTAGAAGCGTGTCTATCTCCTCGTCGGTCAGCGATAGGATGTCTTTCCCCAGTTTGAAGCAGTGCAAATCGAAAAATGCGATGAGTCGATCGATGTTGCGTGTGGTGGTCACAATTCGTACGAGTCGTTCGTACGCCTCTTCGTTGAGTCGGTAGTGTACTCTGTTGCGGCTGCTGTCCTCGGTTTTCACGATCAACCCGAGGCGGCAGAGCGAACGCGCGCATCGGTCGAAAGTGTATTCCCGCAGTCCCATGCGACGCATATACTGCGCCCGCGTAAAGTTCACGCTGTACCCTCTGCGCCGGATGTACTCGAACTCCTTCATATGCTTGAGGAATCGTTCCTCCTCGGGCGAGAGCAGATATGAGAAGCCCGGATAGGCCAGTCCGCCCGGAGCATGCTGTCGTTTGGTGGTTACCATGTGTCGTTTCGATGTTTTTCGGTGGCCAGCGCGTCGTTGATGTAGAAGAGGTATATCCGTCCGTCAATCATGGGCTTGTAAACCCTGTATCCCATTTCGCGGGCGTAACGGCCCACATTTACACGGTTGGCTATACGGTAGGTGTTCTCCTCCATGTGTCGCGCCATTTCCTCGAAGGTCATTTTAGCTTTCAGTTCCATACGAAAAATTTTTAATTGATACGGTTTCGTTCAGATAAGTATAGAGCCGCATCAATTCGTATGGTTTAATCTCGATTTTTTTTGTTCTTCGCTTTGAGTCTTCAGACAGAACTCAACGATTTCCCAATTCGCAGGGTCCGCCCATGCGGCGATGATTTTGAGGATGATCAGATGCCGCAGGTCATGGTCGAACAACTCCCCGACGCACTGATGTACCCGTCCCAGAGTAGGAGCGAGTCCGCTTTGCAGCAGACACCGACCCTTGTCGTACATGATACAGGCATTGTTGCGGCGTTGAAGTTGCACCATCGGCAGCTTGTGATCCGTGCCCTTCGCACAATCTATGCCCACGACCACGCCCGGGCACAGCATGTCGGCATAACCGGCGCGTATGAGCCGTGCGATGTCGTGCGGCGTTCCCAGACATGGCATGTCGCTGCACAATACACCGTCTACTTCCCGCAGCTTGTCCCGCAGGAGTTTTTCGAGCAGTTTTTTCTTGTCGTCCATAGTTGTCGCGGTATTAGGTTTATCGGTTCGTGAGATAACTGTTGCGGCGATGCCACAGTTCGACGATGTACTCGCGTCCTTCGGGTGTCCATGCTTCGATTTTGTAGCGATTCAAATAGTTGGTCTTGCGGTTGAACCACTCGTAAATGTGTATGCCCCGCAAGTGGCGATAGGCATCCGTCGCCTGCCATTTGTCTTGTACGCGCTCTTGGAGCCCCTCCTCCATCAGGAAAAGATTCAGACGTATGGAACTTATGCCCAACTCTGTGGCGATCATCGAGGAAGTGAACCATTCGCGGTCCTCGATCGTGAGTTTGTAGTGCCGCAGTTTGTGGCGGTTGCGACGTATGAACTCTTTCTGGCGCCGTATGGTATCATGCTGGTCATCGATGACTGTGAGTGCCTCTTCGTAGGTTGCGGGCGCTGGCAGCAGCAGATCCTCCGAGCAGAACTCCTCAGTGGGGTCCGATACCGACGATACCGGCTGCGGGACCTCCTGCAGCTCGGTATGGCCATCGCGCAGCAAGTGTAAGAGCTTCTTGCTGCACCACGCCGCAAAGGCCGGCGAGAGCCATTGTGCGAACTGCGTCCAGAGATGTATCTCCAGCCATGTGGCACCGTGAGGACCGCGCGTGGTGATAACCTGTTGCTCCGTATCGGCCGAGATGCCGTCCTCGACCAATGCCTCACGCAGGCGCGCCGTCTCCGTGAGTTTGAGCCATACGGCCGGCCGTTTGTCGAAAGGCCGTGCCATCTCGGTAGCGTTGACCATATAACGGCCATCTTCGAGACGCACGGAGAAGCGGTTGCCCACGTACTCCAGCTCGATGATTCGTGGTGCGGAACCTTCGGAAACATCCGTTGCGGTAGTGTCCTGCGCCATACGCAGATGTTGAAGATTTTCCAGCACTTCTCGGCCGCGCATGCGCAACAGTTTGGCGCCGGAGCTCATCCATTTGACAAGCTCGACAGCCTCCGTGAAATCGGCATACAACTCTTCGGGATGCTCCGCATCGAGATACGTAAGCGACGGGCAACGGCGCAGAACCGTGCCGTTCTTCAGAAGGATGCTGCGCCGCATGGCTCCGCAGAGGTCGTTGACGCAGACCTTATGCACGTCGCCTGCGGGCGTTCTGCTGATTCTTAGTGTGCCCCGCAGAAAAGGCACCGTCAGGATTCTATTCATGCTTTGCTTCGTTTTTGAGTTTCCGCCTCTTTTCCGCGCTCAGTTTGCGGCGCGACAGTTCCTTGGAATCGTGGTAGCGGCGCACTTCGTCGCACATGCGGTCGTACTCTTCGACGCGCAGGTGTCCGAAATCCTGATGAGGCACTATTTCGACTTTATCGAAATCGTAGTGTCTGAAATAACAACCATAACAGGAGATGTGGTATCCCAAACAACACAGGGAGATCGATTGCGCAGGGATGTTCATCGCTTGAGACGCAACATTCAGTGATTTGTACATGGAGATCAGCACGCGTTGGTTGTTGAAGACGAGTACGATCTTGGGGTCCTTGAAAAAGCTTCGCTTGGTCATGTCGCAGTTGTGGGTTTTTAGGTTCTCGACTCCTCCGGCGGGAGGAGATGTCTGCTTCGTCCCCGAACGTATTGTCGAAAGGTACGGGACTATCGTTTTTAAGTTTTCCATACTCGGATGTAGTGATGTTTTTTTCGCAAATATATATTTTTAGTTTAAGCTAAGGAATAAAATCACTTATTTTTTTGAAGTTACTTTTTGAGTGTAACAATCTAAATACAAGTATATTGCAACAAGACATAAAAAACTGTAAGTGGAATTTTACTATAAGTATAGCCAGTTCGTATCTGTGTTGGAGTAAGTGTTTTTCACACCCTTTTCACATTCAGCATAACCACCTCGTTTTAACCACTTTCGGCATGGTTCTCCTACTCTTTGGAAAGCGTGAAAAATGGCTGAAAAAAATTTCGACGGCACGTTCGACCATGAGCTTCTGGAGTCGGTTTTCCGCACCAGCAAGAAGGTCATTCAGGAGTATGTCCGCGAGATCGACCGCACGAACCGCTATCGCTCGGTGCGCTCGTCGGTAGTCCGGGGAACGGTACTGGACGACCGCGGTCCTCTGATCGACCTCTACGAGGCGTGCCTGCAGCAGGATGCCCATATCCGGGCCGTGCTGGAGACGCTCGTGAGCCAGATTCTCGGAGACCGTTACATGCTGGCCCGCCAGAACGAGAAAGGCAAGTACATCAAGGATGTGGAGCAGACGCGCAAGGTGCAGGGCACGCAGTTCGACAAGATCATCCGCGGCATCGTCGAGGCGAAGCTCTACGGCTACACGCTGCTGGAGATCATGCCCGGCACGGATCCCCGCACGGGACGCCTTCGGGAGGTGAACATCGTCGAGCGGCGCAACGTGCTGCCGGACCAGTGCCGCGTAGTGAAGCGTCAGGGCATGTGGTCGCCCGGCTGGGACCTCACGCAGAAAGCCTATCGCCGCAACTACATCCTCGTCAACACGGGCGATCTGGGTCTCTTCTCGGCCACCACGCCCCTGATTCTGGCCAAGAAGTTCACGGTGGCCAACTACGTGAATTTTTCGAGTACCTACGGCCAGCCGATCATCCACGGCAAGACCGTCTCGGAAAGCAATGTCGACCGCAAGCGTCTTGCCAACGAGATCGTCAACGCCGCACAGAACAAAGTGATCGTTACCGGACTGGACGATGAAATAGACATCAAGACCTTCACGATGTCCAACTCGGAGAAGATCTACACGGGACTTATCGACTTCGTGAATAAGGAGGTTTCGAACATGATCCTCGGCTCGGAGTCGATGGCCGGAGCCACACAGTCCTACGTGGGTTCCACGAAGGCGCATCAGGATATCTTCCGCGAGAGGATTGAGGTCTACCGCCGCTTCATCGAGAACGTGATGAACGAACAGGTGCTGCCTTCGCTGGTGGATATGGGCTACCTGCCCGGCGGGCTGGAGTTCAAGTACAGCAACCGCATCGAGATGAACAATGAGGATCGCATCAAGCTTTACGGCCTGCTGACGGACAAGTACGAGATCGCCCCGGACGAGGTGGAGAAGGAGTTCGGCATCCATGTGGGCCGTCAGCTCAACGTCTTGCAGCTCACGGCGGGACTCGGCGGCGCGGGCGTCGGCTCCGGACAGAGGCGCATGAGCACTAACGACCGTCATATCATGTCCGACGAGGAATACTACAAGCGCTACGGGCACGGCCGGGGCACCCGCGAAGTGGTAAATTTTATCCGGGGAGCGAGATGATGGCCGCAGCTACGCTCCCGACTCCTTCGGCGGCATCCCCCGAGCGGGAGGAACAGGAATATTTTCTGCTTCACGACGCTTTCGCGCGTCTGCTGGACTGCTGGACGGACAGCGCAGCGCGGTATTCGGCTCTTGAGACGCTCATCGAGATGCGCGCAGGAACGCTTATCGAGCGGCTTCTCGACGGGCTGGGCCTCGACTTGGAGCAAGCTCTGGAGATCCTGAAGCGTCGGGACGACTTTCCTACGCAGCAGGAGCGGGAGCGGCGCGACATCCTCGCGGCGGGGATCGAGAACATGCTCGACTTCGCCGCAGCCGAAGAGTACGCCATGTGCTGCGACCTGCCCGAAAAGGTGGCGGAGGATGACTACGAGTTCTGCGACGCGGTCTTCGAGCGCTACAACGGCCACCGGGCCGTGCAGGAGAACCTCGACGTGGAGTATGCCGCCGTGATGGCCGCCTGGTGGCTGACCGTCGGGGCAGAGCAGGTGCTGACCTTCACCACACAGGGCGACGAGCGGGTACGTCCGTGGCATGCGGCGCTCGAAGGCGTGAGTTACCCGAAGTCATCGTTCCCCGCGGAGCTCATACCACCCATAGAGTACGGCTGCCGCTGCTTCCTCACACCGGACAGTCAGGGTGCTGTGACCGGAGTGCTGGAGCTTCCCGAAGGCGTGCGGATTAATCCTGTTTTCCGGGAGAGTCTCTGCCACGCAGGCCGTATCTTCTCCGCAGCACACCCTTACTTCCGCCATCCGTTGCCGTCGGCACTGCACGAACACCTGCAAACCCTGAAACGCAAATTTCATCTGTCATGGACCTAACTCCCGATCAATTTTACAAGCAATGGCTCCGGCTGGGGCCCGCGGCCGCTACGGTAAGCCACTTCGAGCGGCAGGTTTTCGACTTCACACATCTGGCGGGACGCTTCGCCAAGGACCGTTTCGAGCAGTCGTTCACACAGGGCGGTTTTTATGGCTCGGGGTGTCCGTGGCCCGCCCGCACCTCACGCTGGGGACGTCGCCGCACGCATCCCATTTTGCGGCATACGGGGTTGCTGGCCGGAAGTGTCATGGACAAGATGCGGAGCGACAATAAGAGCGTGAAGCCTGCGCCGGGCCGCAAGGCTGCCTTCCGTCGTTCGATAACCTACACCGTCGAAGCGGCGCCCGAGAGCGTGGCCCTGAGTGGACACCGTGGAGTACGCCGTACTGGCCCTACGACCTATGCCGCGGTACACAATGCCCCCACGGGGACCTACTGGTCCAACCAGTATCGTAAGAGTCGTTCCGTGCAGCGGCAGTTCATGGGGCCTAACCCCAAACTCACGGCCGAGATCGCGCGCTACTACGCCTATATCTTCAACGGGCTGCCCGGCATCCCTAATGCTCCCACGCCATGATAAAGGACAAGACCGACCAGCGGGAAAAGCCGCGAGACGTACCGGAACGGCCTGCGGTGTCGTTGCCCGAAGAGGTCCAGCAGAATGCCCTCGCAGAGATGTACCTCGCCGTGCGGCGGGCCTTACAGACGATCCGCGAGCGGGAAGATGACCCGCAGAGTCCGCCTTTTTTCAAGACCATAGCCATTGACAACGGCCAGTTTGCACGCATTGTGCTCGATGAGAATATGGAATCCGAGGTGATTTTCCCCGCTGTGTTCATCCACTACACTAACGTCCGCTATCTGGTTCAGCAGCAGCGCATCGGCGAGGGGCGTGCGACCATGCGCGTACGCTTCATCCTCAATACGCTGAACAACGCAGACCCGGAGCGGGAGTGCGATCCTTTCTACGTCTTCCAACGAGTCAATCAGGCTATTCAGGATGCCAAGAACCGCGAGCCGGCGCTCAACGAGCGGTGTCAGCTTCTCTATTTCGACATGCCCACCTCGACGAACATGCTGCAGGCATACTGGGTGGATTACGAAGTATGGTTCCGCGAGACCTCGGCATGGAAGTACCGCGACTGGGTGGAGCGTTATCTCGTGATGCCGCCCTTCACGAATCATGGCGATGCCCCGCAGCACGACACCGAAGGGCACGGACACCATCCGCATCCTACGGATCGCGAGGCCATACGCATCGAAACCTCCGTGGAAACATCCGACTCGCAGCAATTCGAGAAGGAAAGAGTATAAAACGAGAGCGGCAACCTATCGGGTTGCCGCTCTCGTTTCGTCGTGCCTGCTCAGAGCATGATCGATTTAGCAGGGTCAAAAGTGCGGTGCTCGCCACTGCGGATGTATCCCAGCTGGTTCGAGAGACACTGCGTGCGGCCGATCATGCGGTCGATATTGCGGTGTGAATGCCCATAGATCCAGTATTCGACAGGACTGGCCTCGATAAAGCCGTGCAGGTCCGTGACGAATGCGCCGTTGAGCGGACTGCCCAGAAATTCCGGCGGAAGCAGCTCGAAACTGGGAAGGTGATGCGTCACAACGACAATATGCGCCGCCGCACTGCGGCGTATGGCGGCGTGCAGAAAGTGAAAGCAGCGGAAGTGCTCTTCGTTAAAACGTACCCAGTTCAATGTCTTTCCGCCGCAACGGACGAGGCGGAAATCGTTGATACCCTCCTGCACCGTTACCGCATACTCGATGGGCACGGACGCCCACATAGGCGAGAGAATCAGTTCCGTGTCCCCGAATGTCAGGCAGTCGTTGTAATGGCATGTCACATTGCAGCGTAGTTTCAGCTGCCAGCCGTCGTGCATATTTTCGAGATCGAAGCCGCCGTAGAACTCGTGGTTGCCCGGGATGACCGCAACATGGCGGTAGTGCTCCGAAGCCCAGTCCCAGAACGGATGCTTCGCGTAGTCCTTACCCAGATATGCGATGTCACCAGCCAGAACGAGAATATCACCCGTAACCTGCAACGGGTGTTGCGCCACATGACGGGCGTTATCCGGAAGCTCCAGATGAAGGTCCGAAGCGTATTGGATCTTTAACATGACAAGAAACGGCTAATAAAGCAATCCGAACATCCAGAGCGGGATCTTGTTGCCGAAACCGACCTCGATATCGTCGGCAGCGATATAAGCATTCTCCATTCCTTGAATCTGGCGCCCCGTTTTGTTTTGTCCGCCGATCTCGAAGCTGTATTTGCCATCGATCATAAAGTCGGTTTTATCCGAATAACCGACCCTCCCCGTCACTTGCAGCATCGAATGAAAGAATGTCTCCCGAAGATTGCCCGTATCCGCTTTCCGGTTGGCGAAGGCATAAGCGTAGTTGGGGTTGCCTAAATATATTTTCTCCGGTTTGACGAGTCTCTTCGTACCCTGCGCTTCCTTGTCGACCATCAGGATGGCCTGTGCTCTCCCGAGTGCTTCCAGATAGGTCAGCAGACTGGGGCGCGTCGTACCGACCTGCATAGCCAACTGGGATATGTTCGGTGTAAAAGGAACGCTGTCTGCAACGACCGAGAATAGCTTTTTAATCTTTGCGATCGTCGGGAACTCGATGTCGATGGTGGCTGGCAGGTCGACTTCTATAACGGTATTCACCGTCTCGGCCAGCCGGGAGAAATAGCCTTCTTTATCCTCCTTGTAATACGGGAAATAACCGTATTTGAGGTATTCGCGCAGTACGGCCAGCGGACGGATCTGCCGATCTCCGCAGCGATGCCGACATGATTTTTCAGCACTTCTTCCAGCGTCAGCGGCTCGATCTTTATACCGTGCTCGTAAAGCAAGAACTCGCGCAGCGACATGCCGTAGAGGGTATACTTGATCGCACGGCGGCTCAGGTCCGCACCGGAGCGATATATGTCCAGCATCGACGAGCCCGTAAAAACGACTTTCAGTTCCGGATAGGAATCGTAGATGTTTTTGATCTCACGCGCCCATCCGTCGTATTTGTGCACTTCGTCCAGAAAGAGAACTTTCCCGCCGCTTTTGTAAAACTCGTCGGCCAGATCCACCAATGTGTGTGTGCTGAACCATAGATTATCCAACGAGGCATACAGGACTTCTCCGGTAGCGATGTCGTAATTCTGCCGGATGTGCTGTAGCAGCATCGTGGTTTTGCCTACTCCCCGGGAACCGACGATGCCGATGAGCCGGTTATTCCAGTTGATCTGCGAGTAGAGGTAACGCACGAAACGCAACTGCGTACGCGATACCAGATGGTGAAATATTTGACGCAGCGTCTCCATAATTGCAAAACTATTTTCTGCAAAGATAGTTGTATTTTCTGAAATGCAAAAAATATGAGAATTTGTATATTTCAAAATACATTTTTATCATGCAAGCGCAGCAGCCATTACGGGCTGCCTTTTCGGTAGATTGTTTTATTACAAAATGTCTGTCATTTTCGCCGAAAAACGGGCAAAATGATAGATATATTCCGTAATCGCCATTCCAATTCCAACAATAGGGGCAGTTTTGCACTGTATACAGCGCAAAATTCGCTGTTTTTCGCATTGTATATATAGTGTAATCCTCCGCTTAAACCTTTCCGTCCGCCTTTGCCTATCCTTCCCAAAAGGCAAGGATGGAGACGACCCACTTCAAACATATCGTCGGCGAGGTCCGTACCGGGGCGCCGGCTACGCTGCGCTTCTACGGCAAGATCACCGAGGCGACGGCCGCGCGCTTCAACGAGGAGTTCGACTATGCGGAGAGCTGCTCCCCGTCTCTGATCCGCGTTCTGATCAACTCCGAAGGCGGCTCGGTGCTGCACGGTATGAGCGTTTACTCCACAATCCGCAACTCCCGTATACCGACCGAGTGCGTGAACGAGGGCATGGCCGCGTCGATGGGCTCGGTGCTCTGGGCCGCAGGCGCCCGCTCGCTGATGCGCGACTATGCGATCCTTATGATCCACAACCCCTTCCTGCCATCATCCGAGGATGATACGGGCAGCGACATGGTCGCGGCTTTCACACGGCAGTTGCGTACGATCTACCGCAAGCGCTTCGGCCTCGCGGAAGAACACGTCGTCTCGATCATGGACGGCAAGGCCGGCAGGGACGGCACTTACTTCGATGCCGAGAGTGCCGTCTCCGCGGGCATCATTCCGCAGGACAACATTCTGGAGACCTCACCCCAGCTGCGCGAGCGTGTCCGCACGGAGCTCTCGGCACTGGAGGATGCGGCCGCCATCCGCTCGATGATGGAGAGCATCAGCGCCGAGGCGGAGGGCTGCAAACCTTCCGGCACCGAAGAGCCTACTCTTAATCGAACCACACAAAAACACAGTACGATGAGCAACGAAAGCAAAACCTCACCCGAATATTCCGCCGTAACGGCGACCCTCGGCCTGAAAGACGATTGTCAGCCCAAGGACGTGATGGCCCGCATCTCGGAGTTGATCTCCATAGAGGCCCGCTTCCGCGAGAAGGAAAAGGAGCTGAGCGACACGAAGACCGTCCTGGCGGGCAAAGAGGCCACGATACAGAATCTGCAAACCAACGTCGCAGAACTGACCGCCTCGCTCAAGACCTATCAGGACCGCGAAGCGCAGCTGAAGGCCGAGCGCATCGAGGCGATGCTCGCGAAGGCTGCGGGCAAGATCCCCGCGGACGACATTCCCAAGTGGCGGAAACTTGCCGAGGAGAACCCCGACCTGGTGGAGAGCACATTGGAGAGCATTCCCGCCGTAGAGCAGATCTCGCACGAGATCGCCTCCGACCCGGCTGCCGTGCAGGCTGCCGCCGAGGGAGCTCGAAGCGCCGAGGCGAAGATGGCCGAGCGTATCGAAGCCGTCGTGGGCAAGGACTTCGCCTTCCGCAAGATAGAATAGGCTCCGGACCCTGTCCATATCAAGCAGATGCGGGCGTCGCCCGCGGATCAGACGTAAGTGGCTATTACGACTGTACAGATCAAGCCGGAAAACTCTAAAACACAATCTGCAAAACGATAATGGCTGATACGGTAACATTCTTACAGAACGGCTACAACGGCGAGGTCTTAGAGGACCTTCTGACCTATACCGCGCAGGGCAACGACACCTACCGCGAGGGGCTGATCCACATCAAGAGCGGCATCCAGCACAAATATACGCTGCCCTCGATCCACTTGGGTGACGTCATTCAGGACAACGTACCCACGCCGCAGAGTACGCATGGGGCCAAGGGCTCCGACGGCTTCAACGAGTACCAGTTCACTGAACGCTACCTCGAGCCGCAGGACTTCATGGTTTATCTGGAGTTCAATCCGCGCGACTTCGAGTCTTACTGGCGCTTCGCGCAGCCTACGGGCAACCTTGTTTTCCGCGAGCTGGATCCCAAGCTGCAGGCCACGATGCTGCGCCTTCTGATGGACAAGAAGAACGAGTACATCGGCAGCGCCATCTGGACCTCGGCTAAGGGCGGCACGGCAGCGGCCGGCATTACGGCACCCGAGGGCTGCACGCCCATCGGCGGCGGCAAGGAGAAATATTTCGACGGGGCCATCAAGCGCATTCTGGACAACATCCACGCCTCGGACCCCGAGACCGTGGCCGGCGGGCAGTGCATCCTCTCGGGCAATACGGAGCTTGCGGACGGTGCGGCCATCGAAGCGGCCCTCTACGCCATGTGGACCAAGTGTCCGAAGCAGATCCGCCGCAAGAGCGGTCTGAGCTTCGTGATGAGCTGGGACATGTGGGATCTCTACGACCGTTACCTCACGGACAAGATGGTCAAGTATTCCGAGAACACGGAGGTCAATCGCTACCGTTTCAAGGGCAAGCGCATCATCCCCATTGCGGGCATTCCGGAGCACACGATCGTCTTGGGCAACTTCACCACGGGCGTCGACTCGAACCTGTGGCTCGGCGTGGACTACGCCAACGATACCGAGGTGCTGAAGGTGGACCGTCTGCAATCCAACTCGGAGCTCTTCTTCTTCCAGATGCGAATGAAGATGGACGTGAACATCGTCAAACCCGCCGAGATCGTCGTACACACCGCCTACAAGAAAGCATAGCATTTCATAGCGCACCCGACCGCAGGGGAGGCGGGGCATACGACTCCGCTTCCCCTTTTTCCACACCTTACCGACATGGCAAAGAAAATAACACACGAGAGTGGTGGCGTTCCGGGCGCCGCAACTCCGACACCGGCCCCTGCTGCGGCAGCACCGGTTCCTGCGAACGAAACAGGCGGAGAGCCCGAGGCGGACGGCTCGGGACCCGATCCCGGAAAGACGACGCCCACACAGTCCGAACAGGAAAAACAGGAGGACCAGACGCAGTCGTCGGACGCAACTCCCGACTATGCCGACCGCCTGCTGCAAATATTTCCCGCTTATGAGCAGCTCTACATAGACCGTCTGGGCAGCACCTACACCGCAGACACGCCGCCCGTGTTCCGCACGGACGCCACGCTCTACACAAACCCGTACCACAAAGACTGAAAACAACATCCATGGCATTAGGAAACGTATTTATCAGCGATGTCGACGGCAACATTCCGTATCAGGCCCCCTCCGATCAGGAGCGCGTAACGGGACTGTTGTTCGATATCTCGCAGCAGCCAAAGCTCTTCACGGAGGGATATGGTAAGATCAACGAGAACAAGCTCAAAGCCGGCGACGTGGTCTACATCACCAGCCGCAAGTCGTCCATAAACGACTTCGGCATCATCGAATGGAAGGACGTCGCAGACCCCGCGGAGGAGACCTCCGAGAACTTTATGTACGGCATTCCGGCTTACCACATCCGCGAGTTCTTCCGCATGTCGGGCGGCGTGGACAGCCAAGGCAAACTTTACGTAATGTTCGCCGACTGCTCGACCAGTTGGGACGCCATCGACGTCATGCAGCGCGCCGCAGGTGGCATGATCAATCAGCTGGGCGTATGGACCGAGCAGCCGCTGTGGCGCCAAAGCGGCGAGGCGGACCCCTACAACCTGAACCTTGTGATGAGCCTGAACGACAAGGCCGAGGCCATGGCCGCGCAGAACCAGCCCCTGTCGATCGTTCTCTGTGCCAACCCCTCCACGACGGGGGCTCAGACCACTGCGGGGCGTCAGATCGACCTGAACAAAATCCCTACGGCGATCTGCGAGTCGAGCCGCGTGAGCGTCATCTTCGGACAGTCGGCATCCGAGCAGGTACACCGCATGCAGTTACGCAATACGACCAAGGCTCCGGTGGGGTTCCTCGGAGCCGTGATGGGCGCCATCGCCCGCGCCAACGTGCAGGAGTCCGTAGCGTGGGTCAAGCAGTTCAACCTCTTCACGGACGACTTTCAGGAGATTGAGCTCGGATTCGGAGATACAAACCTCGACGTCGATGACGCCTTCGTAAGTGTGAATGCCTACGAATCGCTCTCGCCGACGCTGCTCGACGAACTGGACGACAAGGGATATATGTTTCCCATCAAGTATGCCGGGCGCGAAAACGGTATCTACATCTCGCGCGACCAGACATGCTCGCATGGCGACTTCCGAACCATCGCACGTAACCGCACGATCAACAAATCGCGTCGTCAGGTGCGCAGCGCCCTGCTGCCATACGTCAATTCGCCGCTGATGGTCAACCCCTCGACGGGCTATCTGGCCTCATCCAAGATCACGGCCTTCCAGACCCTTATCGGCGATATACTCTCCAAAATGCAGGCTGCATAGGAGATTTCGGGCTATTCCGTCACTATCGACGAGAAGCAGAACGTCCTTGTGGACGACACCCTGCGCATCGGATACACGATCGTACCCGTGGGTGTGGCTACGCGTATTTACGTCGAGGAGGGGCTTTCGCTAACCGCTAAATAACACACTATATGCCTATAATCAATAATGTAGCTTACAGCTGGTCGATGATTACCCTCTCCTCGACGGCTCTGGGCATCGACGAGGGTTCGACGACGCTCGAAGGCGTTTCGGGCATCAAGTGGAGCCGCAAGCGCAAGATCGAGAGCAACTACGGTCTGGGCGGGAAACCCGTGAGCCGCGGCTTCGGAAACATCGTCTACGAGGCATCGATAACGATGGACTATGCCACGCAGCAGACCCTGCGTTCGATCTACGGTTCGCTGTGCGACATCGGGGAATTCGACCTGATCGTCTCCTTCGCCAATCCGTTGGCATCGGACGACTGGACGACGACATCAGTCGTTTTGAAGGGCTGCATTTTCGACGAGGATGCCATGGAGTCGCAGCAGGACGACACGAACATTACGCATGAGTTCCAACTCCATCCCTTCGACATTCAGATCGGCAATGCATCGGCCTGATTCCATCATATTGCAGACGGAAGAATAGAACCGCTGCGTACGGAAATAAACATATCCTTGTACGACGTCTATTCTTCCATACACCAAACCATGACATGATATGGAAGAGAAAAGTTTGACACTGGAACAGCTTTCCGCGATCCGTGAGAAGGCTGCGGCACTGAAATCCGAGAAGAAGCTGCGCAAGATCTGCCCGATGGTGGTCTTCGGGGATAAGGAGTGCGAGGAGAAGGAGTTCTACGTAGCCTATATGGCCGAGCCTACGTTCCCGCAGTTCTCGAAATTCATGGCCGCGTCGAAGAAGGACGAGGTCACGGCCATGCGTACGCTTGCCCGCGACTGTTTCATCGACGGGGACAAAGAACTCGTAGACAACGACTCACTGTTCTTGTTCGGCCTTATGGGCCAGCTTTCGGAACTTATCCAGACGCGCCAGTCGATACTGGTAAACTGATCGACGGGGCGGCGGTGCAGGACGGACAGCGAATCCGTCAGCGTTTGATATACATACGCCACTACTTCCCCGGGGTCGATCTGGACGCCATGAGCGACGAGGAGTTCGCCTCGCTCTCAGAGGAGGCTCTCTGGCTGCACGAGCAGTTTATGGTCCACAATTCCGCACGGGCACTCTTCGCGCCGCCCGCCGTCTGATCCATGTTTCGTAGCCTGCGGACATTCCTGCCCGCAGGCTTTTTTCCGTGTCTGCAAGCTTCGTAATCAATCGTTCGTCCGGCACTCTATTCTTCGGAAAAAATCTAACCGCGCCGCCATGTCCGACCAGACTTATAACGTCAAATACAACATCGAAGTCGAGTCGACCGAAGCCACGCGGCAGCTTGGAAATTTCACCGCTGCCGTGGAGGCTCTCTCGAAGTTCAAGGGAGACATGTCGGGTGCCGTGGAGAATGTCCAGAATGCTCTCAAGGCCATCGACAAGGCGTTGTGCACCGACCCTTCCGGCAAAGGTCGCAAGTATAATTACAAGTTCAACATAGACACGAAGTATGGTGAAGCCAAACTGGGGCGCATCGTCACGGCTTTGACCACCATCGAGAATAAAAGCAAGGGCATAAACCTTGTGGTGAACCCCGGCAAGGCATTCAACAGCAAGGCCGTACAGAAAAACGCTGCGGAGATCATCCGTCATTCGCAGGAGGTATTCCGCAACCTATCGAGCACGACATACACCACACAGACGTCGCTCACGCGTTCGCTGGGCAAGATCAACTCGGCGCTGTCGCATCTGGAGCGCAGCCGCGAGCTGAACATACAGACCGACGTTGCCAAGGGGCGCCTCGAGGAGATCCTCGCGCTGCTGGGACAGGTGCGCACGGCAGCCGCTGCAGCCATGCCGCTGGGTAGGACTATCGTACAACGTGCGGCAAAGGAAAAAGCGTCCCAGCCTCAGACCACGACGCAAGCATTCCTGTTGCCTCCGAGGGTGCAGGAGCAGTTGCGAGCCGTGCTTCCCCGTGCCATTCCCGTTCCGGACGGCAAGGAGTCCGCCGCGGCGCAAAAGCGGGCCGCAGCCGAAGCGGAGAGTACCCGCAAGGCTGCGGAAAAGAGCCTGCGGCAACAGAACGTGGAGACTGTGCGGGGACTGCTGCGCCAGCAGACTTTCGCAGGCAACATCTCGAACAGCCGCCAGAGGGCTGCCATCAACCGTCTGCAATACTCGCGGACCCCGTCGCTGCAGGGTGTGCTGCCTTTCGCCTACATGCTTAATGGCTACATGCTTTACAGCACGATGCGAAAAGAGCTCCTCGACGCCGTGGAGTACGCCAATACGATGGAGTCGGCACGGAGTATCCTGCATGTTGCGGACAGCGACCTTTCGACCTTCGAGCAGCGCTTCGAGTCCATGGCCCGCAACGTCCGGCAGGTGGGCATCGAGACGAAATTCACGGCCACGGAAGTGGGCGGAGCCGTGAGGTACCTCGCCATGGCGGGTCAGAACCTGCAGTCGATCAATGCGTCGATACGCCCCATCACGAATCTTGCCCTGATCGGCGACAATCCGCTGGACGAAGTCGCAGACCTCGTGACCAACATCATGGCGGGCTACGACATCTCTCCGGAAAGCATGCCCGTGGTCGCGGATATCATCTCTTCGACGATTTCGCGTTCGAATGTCAATGTCGTGGAAACGGCCGAGGCTTTCAAGATGGCTGCGGGTTACCTGCGCATGGCGGGCATCGATTTCACGGAGTCCTCGGCGGCCATAGGTCTTTTGGGCAACATGGGTGTCAAGGCTACCATGGCGGGCACGGCGCTGCGTGCCATGGCCACGCGTCTTGCCTACCAGCCCAAGGAAGCGCGCGATATCCTCGATCGACTGGGTGTAGAGTTCACGCACAAGGTGGATGTCTACGGCCGGACACTGGAGAAGATCCGCCCGCTGGCCGATATCTTCGAGGAGCTGAATGCAAAGGGAGCTTCGCTGGGCGACATGCACAAGATTTTCGGCCGCATCGGTGGCAATGCCGGCATGATGCTGCTGCAGAACTACGGTCAACTGCGGGAACTCACGACGTATAACCGCACCTCGCACGGTATCGCAGCGCAACTGGCCTACGTGAAGCAGGAGACGACCAAAGGGCTGTGGTTCCAGCTCACCTCGACTTTCTCGGAGATGTTCATGCGCGGATACGAGATCATGGAACCGCAGATACAGCGCACGCTGCGACGGCTCACGGCTGCAATCAATACGGAGAAGTTCGCCCGAGGATTGGCATCAATCGCTTCGGCGTTGCTGGACCTGTTCGCGCTCTTCGGCAAGATCGCGGCATGGGTGGCCGACAATTTCCGGTGGCTCGAGCCTGTACTCTTCACGGGCTTCGCCTCGACGCGTCTTTTCCGTCTGGCGGGCGCCGTCACGAACCTCGCCGTGGCTTTCGGGCTTCTGGGACGTCAGAAAGCCGCGGCAGCGGGTATGGAACTTCTCTCGTCGCTTACGGGCCTCGGCGGGAGCGGACGGCTGGGGCGCATGACTTTCGCGGACAAGCGCAACCTTGTAGGTGCACTGCGGCAGGCGGGTGTTGCGGGTGGCCGCGGAGCCTTGATGTCGGCACTGGCAGGTGCGGGCGTACAACGCTCGCTCACGGGCCTCGGACTGCGGCGCGCCGCCTCGGGGGTCTTTGCCTCGCAAGTGGTCACGGGCCGTGGTATCTTAGGCGCAGGAGCGGCCCTCGGGGCGTTGGGTACGGGGGCTGTCGTTGCAGCCGGAGCCGTGAGCGCGCTGGTCGGAGCTTTAGGATGGGTAGCCTACAAGGCATGGAAAGTCAAGGAGGCCACAGATGCAGCTTTTGCCGAGTTACAGGAAGAGCGCAAGTACAACTATCCCTCGGTGGACGCCTTGTACGAATCATTGCGCAGGACGTATGAAGCGGCCGTGAACGCCAAAGGTGCCGTGGACAAGCTCACCGAAGGCAAAAGCCTCGAGGAATCCACGGGTCTGAAGATCGGGGCATGGACGGGAAACTGGTTTACAGCGCTGTTCAACAGCATGAACTATGGGAACAGCATCCACGGGGGTTACTACCACACTCCGGGTCCCGTCTATACCTTTTCGGATGCCTACCGCGACGACCTTACGCGGGCTATCATATTTCAGGCGGACAAAGATGCCGCCACTCGCATCAAGAGCGTCTATGCCGAACTGGGAAAGCTGACTTCGCAGACCGAAATTCAAGCGTATATCGACGCGATACCCTCGGTCTATGGCTACGATTTCAAAAAGGTCGACAAGACACTTTATAGCCACTACGACGACACGTCGCGGACACTGCGCAAGGGACTCAAGGAGATGACCGTGCAGCAGGCCGCCGCGACATGGGAGTATCAGAACCGCATGAACGAGAAGTTCGTGCCGGAAGCCGTGCTGGTAGCCCGCGAATACAAGGCGCTCATGGAGAGCCAGCCCGCGGCGCAGGCGGGGATCGCCGCCACGGGTTTCCGTTTCTCCGAGATGATCGAGCGCGGATTCCGCTTCAACGGCAAAACGGGGCTGTGGGAGCAGATACCGCTGGCGGCCAATGCCACGGACGAACAGAAAGTCGAGCACCTGAAGAACTTCCGCATCGTTCACGACTGGCTCGTCACGGTCATGGCGGCATTGCGCGACACGTTCCAGAGCGGCCAGATCGCCGAGAACATCTTTAAGCGGGCAGGTATCCCGGAGTACATGTACGCCAACGAACCGGCATCGCTGGACGAAAAGCCGTGGGACGCTTCGGGCATCTCCGTAACAGGGTTGGACGACGCAGGTGCCGGCGGCAACTATTCGGGTACGGGCAAGCTCTCCTCGGCTGCGCCCAAACAGGTTATCGTCAACATCACTAACCTTTTGAGTATCGAGACCATCGAATTGCTGAAAAGCGAGAACGGCAGCTTCCCGGAAGTCCGCGACCTGAAGGAACAGATGGCGCAGGCGCTCATCGACGTGGTGCATGACTTCGACGCATCATGGAACGGAGCATAACGAAAACGAATTTATGGGCAGACTGATCAATATCGGCATATCCTCCCTGCTGTCGGGCGGCATTCTGAGCCACGGAACACTCTCAGGCTACGTCTCGGATGCGGCGCGGCGGGCGTTGGGCATGGGGCTGGCACACTTCAAGGACGGCACGGTGCATTATCTGGGCAAGGATGTCGACATACTGGGACGGGGGCTGGTGCAGACGGCACATCAGACAGCATACGGACTTTTGCGCTCCTACCCGCGCTATCTGAAATACTGGGAACAGCGCACCCGCGACAAGTACCTCGAGACACAGTCGCAGACGAGCCTTGCGAACAAGACCGGGCAGTATTACCGTCTTATCGAGGATCAGCAGGCCGTAGCACGGCAGAAAAACCACACGGATACGATCGTGGGCAATATCGTTACGGACTATCTGGAGTTGGGTGCAGCCGTCACGCAGACGCCCGGCGGCCCGGCCGGCAGCCGTGTGGAGTTCGTGGACCTCGGCCCGCGGGTACAGGTGTCGAGCCGCAACAACATCGTGCTCACGACAGTACAGGGGCGCGACTATACGCGAAAGGAATTCGTCTCGGGTGGAGACTACGAAATATCCATAGAGGGTAAGATCACGTCGAAGTATCCCGATGTCTATCCGGAAGCCGAAGTCTCGAAGTTTCTCAAGCTCATGCAGCACAAGGGCGTCATCGAATGCAGCAATACGATCCTGCGTCAGTTCCGCATCACGCAGCTTATCGTCCTGAACTACTCGTTCGGCGTTTCGGAGTGCCGTAACGTGCAACCCTACAAGCTGCAGTGCGTGGCCGTAGAGCCGTCGGAGGCCATCGAGGTCCGGACGGCCGAGGCGGAGAAAGTGGACGAGACCCTCAAACATACGAATAAGTGGATAAAATGGACGAAGATGGGCGCCGACGTGGTGGATCCTTCCTCGCTGCTTAAAATCAGCCGTCTATGGATCTGAATGCGCTGGACATCCTTTCGTGCCGCATCACCATAGGCGATGCCGACCCGCAGAATCCTATCGTCATCAAAAACGGCATGGAGTTCACCGAGGTACAGGAGATACGCATCACGGAGTCGTACAAGAAACTCATCGGTACGGCAAAGGTAACCTTTCCCAAAGGTACGGTCTATAAAAGCACGATCATAGGTCCCGTGACGGCCGAAGGCGTGGATGCCACGCGCCTCACGACGGAGGTCATGCAGGACGGCGTACTCATCGAGAAGCGCACGGGACAGGCAGCCCTCGATGACAAGACCTTCAAGGTCGGCCAGCGCATCAATATCAAACTGGGCTACAACGGGGCCTTGAAAAACATGTTCGACGGATATATCACGGCTTATAATTCGGACAGTCATTTCGAAATCGAGTGCGAGAACATGGCCTACAAGCTCAAGTTGAAGACGGCGCCGAAGTTCGAGACGCCCGTCGAGGGTACGAAGGTGGCCGACGTGCTGGGCGAGCGGTACGGACTGCTGAAAGATACGGGCTTCGCGCTCCACAGCCAGACACGCCGTTTCGACATCGAGGTCGGCAAGATCAAGGTTACGGACAACTTCACCGTGGCCGATGTACTGGAGGCATGGAGCCGCCACAAGGTCTACTGCTTCCTCAAGTACGACAGCTCCTCGGACGATGCGATGCCCGCGATCGCCGTGGGGCGCCCGTACTCTGCGTCCCCGAGCCAGCCTCAGTTCCCCTCGGACGGCGAGGGGCCCTTTGTCATACGCTTCGACAGACATGTGGCGCAGAACAATCTGAAGGTGCTGCGTACGGACCCGCGCTTTTTGGCCGTGCAAGCTAAGGCGTTGGGGGCAGACGAGAAGTTCTTCGAAGTCACGGTACGCCTGAACCCAGACTATGACCCTTCGAATCCCGACAGCAAGGAGTTCCAGACGGTCAATGCAACGCAGATCTCGAAGAAGACGCACAAGATAACGGGCAACACCACGGCCGCGGGGGCCGACACCCGCACGAAGGTCGATCTTTCGACCTATACGGTGGTGCCGTACACCTCGACCAATATGCGGATCACTTCCGACGAACTCGTCGAGGAGGCCATTGAATACTTCCGGGCCTACAATCTGAACGGCATCACGGGCCACCTGACGATCTTCGGCGACCATGCCCTCACACCTGCCTGCCAAGTGGAACTTAGCGACGAGCGCAACCCCTCGAAGAACGGCGTCTACCTTGTCGAAGAGGTCACAACGACATTCGGCACGGGAGGCTACCGCCAACGCATCTCGATTCCCTACAAAATCAAAGGAGAGAAAATGACTTACGGGGACGGAAAGAAAAAGAACTGACGTTTTCCGAATGCGTCGTTATTTTTCATTGAGTTCGTTTTCGATTTCCTCGATGGAAGGGAGCGTATTTTTCAATTCTTCAGAGGTTACCTTCATCAGATCGTACTGCGATATGCCGAGGGGTTGATTCGTTCCTTCCAATGCGTATTCTGCGACGACTCTGTCTTTTGTTTTGCATATAATCAGTCCGATCGTCGGATTGTCTTCAGTGCGTCTAAGCTGCCTGTTGACAGCAGTAACATAGAAACCTAACTGTCCGAGATACTCCGGTTTGAACTCGGTTACTTTCAGCTCCACGACCGTATAACACCTCAATTTCAGATGGTAGAATAGCAGATCTATGAAGTATTCGTTTCCGTTTACCTCCAGTCTGACCTGCCGTCCGACGAATGCGAATCCAGAGCCCAATTCGAGCAGGAAACGGGTGATGTTCGTGGTTAGGGCATCTTCCAATTCTCGCTCATTGTAGTTCTCACGCATGGTCAGAAAATCGAAATTGTATGGATCTTTCAGCGTCTGTTGTGCCAGGTCACTCATCGGCTCGGGAAGGTTTTTGCGGAAGTTCGTCTGGGCCTTGCCCTGCGTTTCGAACAATCGGGCATCGAGGAAATTTAGCAGCACGGCACGGCTCCACCCGTTTTCAAGAGTCTTGCCGACATAAAACAGAGCCTCGTCGATGGTGCGACACTTGGTCAGTATTTCGATATGATGGCGCCACGGGATTGAAAATATCGGGGATATTAATTTGTCACCAACTTGGTGACGAATTGTATCGGATTGGCTATAAAATAAATAAAAGCGTTTGCAGTATTTCAGGTTCGTAGGTGAGAACCCCTGCATATCGGGAAAATCGGCTTTTAGATCGCGGCTCAGGGTGTTGAAAAATCCATTTCCCCATTTCGCTTCCGCCCGGCGTTCCGCGATCTCTTTACCAAGATGCCAATACAAGCGCAACAACTCCGTATTTACTCTTACAGCAGCTTTTATCTGGCTTTGGCGGATATGCTGCTTTATCTCCGATAGCCACTGTTTGTAATCTTTTGCGAGGTCGCCGATCATTGTGCCATTGTTTTCGCAAAAGTAATGATTTTATGCGGATAATCTGGCGAAAGACACTGCATTATCACCGTAATGCCCCGATTTTTCCTATTCCTTATGAAAAGCGACTTAGGATATGGGACAGAAAAGCAAACTCCTCGAGAGCGGCGGCAGCCAGACAGTGATCCGCGAGGCGATCCGGCGTATCGCGCTGGGGCGGAGCATCGACCGCGTGGACATGTCGCCCGGCGGCACGGGCGGCGTTGGCACGGCACGTCTTATCCACGGTTATGTGGCCAAGGTCCATGACGACCCTTCGGATGCGGAGTTCGCCGAGTACGGCGGCACGATCGACGTGGGCGAATATCCCGACGAGACGGCCTCCACGGAGCCGATCATCCATAAGGGCGTGCTGCTTGCAGGTACGCAGGATAACAGCGGCGGCGTGCTGCTCGTTCCGACACTGCTCTCGGACGTTACGATCGTTTCGGATGCCGCCACGCGCGCGATGTATGTCGTGAACTTCTCGCATGCCGACGTGCTGCAATACAACGCGCACCGCGAGGTCACGATCGGCGTTCGAGAGACTGAGGAATTGGATACCTCGAGCGACTCGTCGCCCGACTACGACGAGCTGGAAGCTACAGGTAACGAGGCCGCGACGCACTATACGGCCGAGGGGATTACGTCAACGGTCAGAAACGACGGCGGCAAGGAAACATCCGTTACGCAGGATGCTGAAAATATCGCCCTGAAGGTCGACCGTGGCGAGCTCAACCTTTCGACAGACAAAGCCGAGACGAAGGTCGGCGGGCAGGCCGTAACCGTCACAGGGCAGAAGATCACCCTCGGCGCCGAAGACGCCACGGAACCCATGGTGCTGGGACAACAGCTCGCGCAACTGATGATGGAGTTTCTCACGGAGTGTACGAAGGTGATGACTCCGACACTCATGGGTACGATGCCTGCGGTCAACGCTCCGAATTTCGCGCCCCTTATCTCCAAGATCCGGAACTTCCTCTCGCAAACCTCCTTCACGAAATGAGCGTCGAGAAAGACCCCGCCATCGGCTCCCTTACGCCGGGGAGCCTCTGCCACAGCATCTATACGGAACTTTACAACCGGTTCTTCAACGCGCAGGACCGGCGGGACGACGAGCATCCGTGGGGCGTGGAGGAAGGCGACGAGACATCGATCCGGCTGCACAATACGGCCTACGGCTTTGCTGCAGCCATTGCGGGGGCCGTAGGCGGCGATGGCAGCAGTGAAGGCGGCATCCTCATCGAGTACCTGCGTCGGAGCGGCGGGGATATGTCGGGCCTTTTAAGGGCCCACTACGGCTTCGAGGCGGGCGCGGGTAACCGGACACTTCTTGCGGCCTACACCCGTGATGACGGTGCCGGTATCCGCTTCGCAGAAGATATTGACGTGCAGGGCGGCGTCCTGCTTTCCGGACATAGGGTTATCGGTTACGATATCCAGAACGACCGTATTACTCTCTCGGCCGCGAAGCTTGATCTGGGCGCAACGGTTCTCACATCGCGGGCTTCAATCCTTGTGGGTGCGGACGACAGCGGCGTACGGATCGCCCCAGATAATATTACGGTTACAGGCAACGCGGTCTTCCACGGCGGCAATGCCAACTGCGCGGATGCGGACTGGACGATGCGCGACGCGAAGGTCGCAGGCACGTTGTCCGTTGCAGGAGCCGTCGAATTGTCGGGTACGCTCCGGGCCCTGCACGGCGCGGAGCTGGGTACGGCAGGCAAAACGCAACTTCTGCTGGGCACAGAGTGCCTCACGGCTTTTGCAGACCTCGCCTTGGCCGAGGGATGCGGAATCCGTATGAGTGGCTACACGGTGCTGAAACATGTGTCGGAGACGGAAGTGCAGCTCTCGGGCGCAGGGGGCAGCCTCTTGCTGGGCGGCGCCCACACCTCGCGTATCCGGCTGCTCTCGGGACTGATGGATACGGATGACAGTTACATGCTTCTCTCACCGCACGGAGCAGCCTATTTCCCCGATTCACTTATAGTACGCCACAGTTTCGGCGAGGTGCTGCTTTCAAGCTACCGAACCAATTCCTCGGATGAGGGCATCACAATCCATAGACGACTGCGGCTGGGCTCGAACACAGGAGCGTATCTCTGTGCGGAGGACGGGGGCATGGCGCTGCACGGCGTCTTTACGCGGACGCTTCCCGAGGACGGAGCGACGGAACGCACGGCACTGGGTACGCGACTCCGTTACCGCTATTCCGCCGAAGACACGCTCGGCGAAGAGAGTCCGGCAGGCGTCCTCTCCATAGAAACGGATGCCGCCGCGGTACTTTTCGAAAGTCCGATCCGCAGTGGTAAATCCTTCGGAATCGCCGGTTCCGCAACCCGCCTTGCCAGCGGTGTCCTATACTTATCCGAAGGGCTCTTCATCTCGGCCGGGGCGGACGGCATCACGCACTACGGCAACACCTACCTCGCGGGCGACGTGACGAGTGCACGCTTCACGCCGGGGCTTGCGGGTACAGGCTGGGGCGTGCAGCGCAGCGCCGCAACGGGCAATGCCGCGGCAACGTTCGACGAGCTGACCGTCCGCAAGCGGATGCGCATTTACGAACTGGAAATACAGAAGACCGATGTCGTTGGCGGAG